ATATTTGTTGTATTCATGATCTGTAGCCTGATCCCAAACCTGTATAAATTTATTTAACCAATCTTCTTGTTTATTAGTAAGAGAAGGGTGCCATCTCATTTCATCTGCACTTGTAAGAACACCTAAATTTTTTTGAGCGCTCTGTTCTCCCCAGTTGTTATAAATATCAACTAACTTATCTACTGTATCCATTATCTTCTCCCTTTGTTTTGATGAGAATAAAAGTCTCTCACTAGTTTTTCTTGTTTGTCTCTTGCCTCGATTTCCCAAGGCGCATCTTCGTAAGCAATGTCTTGCAAATACACACCGCACTCTTTACCTTCCCAACGAGCATGCGTTCTTTTATCTGAAGACCATACTCTTAACTGCAAACGATTTTTACAAGCTTGCTCAATGTGAACACACTCATGCGCTAAAGTTTGTAATTGCTGAAAGTAAGATCTATCTTCTCTAAGAATTATTTTGAATTCTTTAGTAGAAGATGATCCATTAGTTAAGATACTGCAGTTACCTAAAATGTTTTTCTTTAATACAGTTCTTCTAATATGAACTTTAATACTTAAAGTGTTTTGTAGTCTTGTAGAAATGTTAAGCTCTTTTAAAAAAAACTTAACAGCATTTTCATAGTTGTTCTCTACCCAACTAAGTCTCGGTAGAGATACTTGAATTTTTAGTTGTTTCTTTCTCATAACTTTCTCCTTTATGTCTATATAATAATTTATAGTGATTTATTATATATATACAATACTTATCGATATTATGGCTGTTTTCTGGGGTTATTTAAGGGTACAGTTTCCCTCTTCATCGACCATTAATATGCGTATCTTGAGTTTCTTCTGGAGGTCTGTTTGTGTGCGTGTGATGAGATATCCTTTGTATTTTCCTGACTTGCGTATGCTTGTTGATTTAACATCAACTAATAATATTTCTCCATACTCATTGATACCAACGAGATCACAAGGACCTAAGCTTGAGAGATTATCAAAGACATAGTAACCTTGATCCGATAGAAATTTAATTGCTTGGATGTGCGATATGAAACCTTTTTGATGTTTTCTATTCACTTGATTTATATACCATCAGTGATGATAGGTGTCACGTGGTCCGTGATCCGTGGTTCACCTTACACTACTTACACCTTTTCCCACCCCTTTTAAAAAAAAAAAATTTAAAAACGAAATACTAGTGTAAGGTGTGTCAGGTAGACAAAATAATCGTTTGTTTAAGCCATAAACTACCTTACACTTGTCGAGTTTTAGTAGTGTAAGCCTGACACTAGTAGTGTAAGGTAAAAATATTGATTGGCAGAAAACAGCCATTTTGTTCTTTGCACCACGAGGAAAATAATTTATATGTTGATTTATAAAGAGGGTTAGAAATAGTGTATTATGGTTAAAATAATTGACGGAAGAAAATCACGCAAGCTAACACCAATGCAATTACGATTTGTTTATGAGTTCTGCACCAAGACATTAATGGGTTTGCAATCTGCATCTGAGTCTGCACGCAAAGCAGGATACTCTGACTCTGCAGCTAGAAGATCTGCTTGGGAGTTACAAGATCCAAAGAAATATCCATTAGTTGCTGAGGCCATCTACGATATGAAAAAAGAATTAGCAGATAAGTATTCTGTTAATATGGATAAGCATGTTGCAAGGCTTGATGATCTTAGTAAAAAAGCTGAAGACGAAAAACATTATGCGGCAGCGATCAATGCTGAGGCTTTAAGAGGTAAGGCTGCGGGATTGTATGATCCAACAATAAGAATGGAGAGTGCTGTTGAGAACTTACCGCGCGATCAACTATTGCAAAAGCTAAGTGAACTACAACGTAAAGGAATTCCAATTGTTAATGAAGAGAATGTCATTGAACAAGAAGAGACTAAGCCTGAACCAAAACTAATTGAGCACGAGGATTAAGTACTGTTAGGTGTAAACATAAGTGTTTCAAGACACCACGTTTCAACATGCACTGCAGAGTATCCTCTATTCAATGCACCTTCAATTGATTGGTTCTCAACATATATTCTTTTTGCTTCACATGTTTGCTCATTCATAAATAGTTCTGCACTATATTTTACACTTGGCCAACCTTGTAATGACATTGCTGTAACGAGTAACCAAACCTTAATCATGCGTATCTGTGCTTTTTAAAAAAATAATCATACTAATTTTGTAACATGAAAGAGTCATACTTTGTTAAATTAATAAAGAAAAAGCTTACTATTTATAACTGGTTGCGCATTGAGACTACAACCCTTCATGGGTTCCCTGATATGATTGGAGTTGCTCCACGTTTAGATACGATCTTCATTGAGGCTAAAGTTGCAACTGGTAACAAGATCAAGCTGAGTCCACATCAAATATCAATGAACATTAAATTGTGGAAGGAGACTGGAGGTTGCAATTACATATTGGTTTATCAGCAACACGCGAAGCACCTTCCCCCAGAGATGATAAATCTGTATGAGGGAAGGTTATCGCTAGATCTCTCACGAAACGGTGTACTCGAACCGCCAACGAGGGAAGGTTGGGATACTATATCTAGTTTTTTAAAAAAAGTTCACGGTTCGCGCCCCACGAAAAGCGAGGAAAACTGCGGTAAAACAGGATAAGGTACGATAACTACAATTATCGTACATTGGAAATCGCGCAAATCTGGGCCAAAAACGTTTTTGGCGGTTTACCGTGACGCGCAACGGTAACATTGCTTAGGGTACCTGTGGATCATATCAAAAATGGCGGTTTTCCGCGGTTAATGGGCCCCTTAAAATTGGCCGTGATCTGTGCGCGAAGAGCACTAGGGCCATGTTTCAAATTTTCAGCCACCAATTTTTCATATGAAACACTTTTTTATAGGGTATACCCCTTTTTTTTAGTATAAAGAGGGTAGGAGTCCCAATGGATCAAAAAAATAATAAATTTGAAAAGTATTCGGACGAAGAATTAAGGCTTTTATTAGCAATTGCGATGCAGGATGATGCAGCCAAGGCAAAAGATAGCTTTATGCACTTTGTTAAAATGGTCTGGCCTGAGTTTATTGATGGATATCACCACAATGTAATGGCTAAAAAATTTGAAGACATAGCATCTGGCAAGTTAAAGCGATTAATTGTTAATATGCCACCAAGACACACTAAATCAGAATTTGCTTCGTACTTATTTCCAGCTTGGTTAATGGGTAAGAAACCAAAAACAAAGATAATCCAAGCAACTCACACAGCAGAGCTCTCATATAGGTTTGGTAGAAAAATGCGTAACCTTATGGACGACGAAGGATACAAGAAAATATTTAAAGATGTTCGATTACGTGCAGATAGTAAAGCATCGGGACGTTGGGAAACAAATCATGCAGGAGAATATTTTGGAGCTGGTATCGGTGGTGCTATTACTGGACGTGGTGCAGATCTATTGATCATTGATGACCCTCATTCAGAGCAAAGCATCAGTGAAACTAATTTTGATAATGCATTTGAGTGGTATATGTCAGGACCAAGGCAACGTTTGCAACCAGGTGGAGCTATAGTTGTCGTAATGACACGTTGGTCGGAGCGCGACTTGACGGGCCGTTTAATAAAACAACAAGCAGAAACTAAAGCGGACCAATGGGAGGTAGTAGAGTTCCCTGCTTTACTTCCAAGTGGTAAACCTATTTGGCCCGAGTATTGGAAACAACAAGAACTAGAGTCTATTAAATCAAACTTACCTGTTATGTCGTGGGAGGCGCAATATCAACAACAACCAACGTCTCAAGAAGGAGCGATTATTAAACGTGAGTGGTGGAAGATGTGGGATAAAGAAGATATGCCTCAACTAGTTCATATTATTCAAAGTTATGACACCGCCTTTAGTAAAAAAGAAAAAGCCGATTTCAGTGCTATTAGTACATGGGGAATTTTTAAAGCAGGATATAATCAGGATCAAATTATATTATTAGATTGTATCAAAGAGCGTTGGGAATTTCCTGAATTAAAAAAGATTGCTTTAGAACAATACGAGTATTGGGAGCCAGAAACAATTATTGTCGAAGCTAAAGCAAGTGGCATGCCCTTAATACAAGAACTTAGACAAGTAGGAATTCCTGTGGTAAGTTATTCGCCGTCACGTGGTAACGATAAGTTAACAAGAGTAAATTCTGTGTCTCCTATTTTTGAAGCGGGTCAAGTATGGGCTCCTGAAGGAAAAAAATTCGCGGAAGAAATGATTGAAGAATGCGCCGCATTTCCTTATGGTGAACATGATGATTTAGTTGATAGTATGACGCAAGCATTAATGCGTTATCGTCAAGGTAATTTTATTGCGCTGAAGGATGATTATGAAGACCCGATTAAACCTGTTTACGAACAACAACCCGAGTATTATTAAATGGTAGCTCAAGCTGCAATACCTCTAGCGATGCTTGCATCAAGCATGGGATTATCTATTCCTGCTGTTGTTGATTATTTTAAAGGACAAAATGTAGATCTTTCAAATTATGGAGAGAATGATTTAGTAGATATTGAAACAATATTTCCTCAAACAGAGTCGCAACGAATTAAAGAATTTAAAACATATGGAGATAGTTTTTACACACCAAAACCTGTCACAGAAAATACAGATCTTAGTGGTATTATTTTGGAGACAAAAAAAGATGATGATAAAAAGAAAACAACAATAGATCAAGAAGGAAACGTGTTACCTGATCTACCTGATCAAATGCCTGATCCTAATGATGATGGACCAAAGATAGATATTAATTGGAAACGATTAGCAGAAATTTTAATGGAGAAAGCGGTGGATCAAACAGTCACCAAATTAGAAGATAAAGTTATAGATATTCAAAAGAAAAAAAAGAAAGGTGTTAATTTTGCTCCTGAAAAAACAGATAACATTACACGGTTACATAAAATGCGATTACAAAATATTATTGATGGTAAGACTGATACATATCCAGGTGGCCCACAAAATGAGCGTATAGTTTTAAATGGTCCTGAAGGATCTAATTTACCTCCTATTGCCATAGGAAATATTAATTTTGAAGATTGGACTAATAAAATTACATTAAGTGATGAAGAAATTTTTAATCAAAAGGATTGGTATAAAAAAGTTTATGAGAGTTTTGATGTTGTTACTGGAGGAGATAAAGATCTTCGTGATAAAGTAGCAAGAGCATGGTTATCAGGACAAATTAATGAGTCTCCCACAAATGCTTTAACAAATGTTTTATATATTTATGAGCAATACAAAAGAGGTGTTGCGTTTGATGACGTAAAAGGAAAAGGTCTTCCTGCACCAACAAATAATATTAAAAGCATTATTTACGGAAGAGATATTGAAAGTGGTATTGGTCCAAAGATAGCTGATTTTATTGATGCGGGTGAAGGTTTAGTAACGCGTTCCATTATGAATAATGACACGGCAGGCGGTTCGCCGTTCGTGGTCGACGTTCATACAGCAAGAGATACAGGAATGGTAGATCCTACTTACTTAAATAAACTTCGAGAACTTGGTTATATTGTTCCTGAAAACATTAAAACTGATTTTGGTCAAGGAGGTATTACAGGAACTAAATATGAAAACAGATCTTTATTTGGTCAAGATCTTACAAAATATTTAAATGATATAAACTGGAAAGGTAAGAACGATTGGATCCCTGCAGAAGTTCAAGCCATTGGATGGATGAACTTAACAAAAATGTATGGTGAACTAGGTACTAGTGGAGATATTGATATGGCACTTAATAGAAACTTGCGTCGTCTTTCTATGGAAGTCGATCCTGGTGAAGGAAGTCCATGGTCAGTAGTGTATGGAGAAAAATATAATGCCTTACCTGACGATAAAAAATTTAAAGTAAGTGAAGAAGTGACAGCTAAAGCGATTGAATATGTTAGAGAACTTACAGGAGTTGATTTTAGTGGAACTGTTCATGGTACAGGTGGATGGGAACTGTATCAAAATCCATCAACCGTGCAACAAGCCTACATGTCAAAAGAAACCGCAAAAGACGCGGCAGCTAAACTTGCCTATATGCTTAATCAAACAGAGGTATGGGTTAATACTGCAAAAGAGTTAACAAAGAATCCTAATCATTTTTCTTTAGATATTGTTGAAGATGGGTCAGAAAATTTACGTGATAGTGATACATTGAAATCTTTATTTGAAAGAATTATAAACGCGGATCCTAATGGTTTATTTCGTGGTTATCAACCTATAATAGTAGACGGAAATGCAGGAATTCGTATAATTATAGACAAAGATGCTATTAAGAATTCTCCTTTAAAAAAAGCAGATATACTGCCTTATATTCAAGAATTTACTCAAAATCAGCTTAATGACATTACAAATGATTTGAATTTAGATGCTAATACGTATATATCTGAAATAGAATTAGAGAAACTAGTTAACAATTGGAAAAAGGATAAACAAGGTGGCGGTTTTAAAAACAACTTTAGTGACGACTCCTCAACAACTTCCGAAGGTGGAGGCAGGCCAAACATCTATAATTATGCAGAACAACTTACGAAGTTCTTCTCAAAAATCCTCCAAAGAGAATCAACCAACATCTCAGACACAACCAAAAAAATAACAAAGAAAAAATTAGGTGGATCTATTGATATACCTACATTTCATTTTGGTGGCTTTATAGACATTAATAGGTTATAAAAAATTATGGCTGATAATAATATTGATCAAAAAATACAATCAATTGTTGGTGAAACAATTGAAGATGCAATTCAAAACGAAGAACCAGTAGAAATTGAAGTAGTTACCGAAGAAACTATTATTGATGATGAACCAATAGAACAAGACTTTTATGGTAACTTAGCGGAGGACATGGATGACGGTGATCTAGGAGTTATTGCTAGTGATCTTATGGGTGATTATGAAAATGATCGGGCGTCACGCGAAGAGTGGGCCCATACTTACACACAAGGATTAGATTTACTTGGAGTAAAGTTTCAAGAAAGAACAAGACCGTTTCGCGGTGCGAGTTCCGTTACACATCCTTTATTAGCCGAAGCTGTTACACAATTTAGTTCAACCGCATTTAAAGAAATGATGCCATCTGATGGTCCTGTTAGAACGCGTGTCGTGGGAAAAGAATCAGTTGAAGTATATCAACAATCACAACGCGTAAAAGAATTCATGAATTATAATCTTACACAAGTAATGGAAGAGTACACTCCTGAACTTGATCAGATGTTATTTTATTTACCCCTCAGTGGATCGACCTTTAAAAAAGTATATTACGATGCGCAGCTTGGAAGAGCCGTGTCAAAATTTGTTCCAGCCGAAGATCTTGTTGTCCCTTACACTGCAAGTGATTTAGATTCCTGTGAACGTGTTACACATGTTGTTAAACTTTCAGAAAATGATGTACGTAAAAAACAAGTGGCAGGTTTTTACCGAGACATTGATATTACGCCATCATCACCTGATACACCAACGTACAGCACAGGAAATATTAAAGATGCTATTAATAATTTAGATGGTCTTCAACCAACGGGCGAATCAGAAACAGTTTCTATTTTAGAGTTTCATGTAAACTTAGATCTAATTGGTTATGAAGATAAAAGAGATGATGAGGAAACAGGAATTAAACTTCCCTACATTGTAACTCTAGAAGAGTCTTCAGGAAAGGTTTTATCTATTCGTCGTAACTACGATGAAGATGATCCGCTATTTAAGAAGAAACAATATTTTGTACATTACAAATTTTTACCAGGTTTAGGATTTTATGGTTTTGGTTTAATACATTTAATTGGTGGCCTATCGCGTACCGCGACACAAGCATTACGTCAATTAATTGATGCTGGAACATTAGCTAATCTTCCTGCGGGTTTCAAGACACGTGGTCTACGGATCGCCGATAATGATGAGCCATTACAACCAGGTGAGTTTAGAGATGTTGATGCACCGTCTGGTGCTATTCGAGAAGGCTTAATGCCATTACCTTATAAAGAACCATCACAAACATTATTTGGTTTACTTGGTTTTGTTGTTGATGCAGGTCAACGCTTTGCACAAATTGCGGACATGCAAGTAGGTGATGCAAATCAAGGGGCCCCTGTTGGAACGACAATTGCTTTATTAGAACGCGGTTCGCGTATCATGAGTAGCATTCACAAAAGAATGTATTATGCAATGCAAACAGAATTTAAATTATTAGCCAATGTTATTCAATCATACCTTCCTGATGAATACCCTTATGCGGTTGTTGGAGGAGATAGATCTATTAAACAAACAGATTTCGATGAACGCGTGGATATTATTCCCGTTGCAGATCCGAACATATTCTCCATGGCACAACGCATTCAGTTGGCACAGACTCAGCTTCAGTTAGCAACGAGTGCGCCTCAACTTCACAACGTGAAAGAAGCTTATATTCGCATGTACGAGGCTTTGGGCGTTTCGGATATTGACAAGATTATGAAATTGGAAAAACCCGAACCTATGAGCCCATCCATGGAGAACCGTAAACTTATTGAAGAAGATAAAATTGAAGCATACGAAGGACAAAATCATGATGCACATATTCAAGCGCATATACTTTTTGGTTTATCACCAATCGTTCAGTTAATGCCTCAGATAGGTGTTGAGTTAAATAAACATATTTTACAACATGTCACTATTAAGGCAAAAGAAGCAGTGGCAATGCAAATAGAACAAGCAGAACAACAAATGGGCCAAGTAGCAGAGGGTGGTAACTTAGAAGATATGGCTCAAGCACAGATTGCTACACTAGAAGCACAATTTATGGGTGAAGTACAACAACTACAGGCACAAATGAGTGGATCGGGTCAACCAGACCCTGTTATTCAATTAAAACAACAAGAATTACAACAACGAGCAATGAATGATCAAGCTAAACTACAATTTGATCAAGCTAAACTTGGTTTTGAACAACAAAAATTACAACAAAAAGATGCTATTGATAATGCAAGAATTGACTCTCAGGAAGATATTGCGCAACTAAGAGCCAATATTAATCTTAAAAAACTAGATGCTCAAGGTAAAGGACCAGGTTTTCAATATAAAAATGCTAAATAAAACATTAATAACACCACAACAACTATTTGATAGTTACATTGATCTTCTTGATAAATTTGTCAAAGATACAGTAACTAGTGATCATTTAGCTTTAATTATGGCAGAAGTTTTAATGGTTAAAGTAAAAGAATTGTTTGAAGGTAAAGGATATAGTGAAGACCAGACTTTACTATTTATTCAACATGCTTTACAAGAATTAGATGAAGATAAACCAACAATTCACTAGGAGATAACATGGCATTAAATAATCCAAAACCAAAATTTATAAATGGTTCTCTATATCCAAATGCTAAAATGACAGTTTCAAAAGATATGAATCCTTATGCAGGACCCCATGTAAATCAAACTGCAATAGCTGATGTTTATAGTGCAACAATGGAAGGACCAAAAGTTACACAAAACTTAGGATCTGGACCAAAAGGACAACGTAGTAAAGTTCAAATTAAAAAAGTAGCATTCAAAGGTTTAAAATAGTATAATCCTGTTTTAACAAAGGAGGTTTTATGAACCTATTAAAAGATCTATGGGCTCACCTTAAAGAGTGGAGCGACTGGAAAATGAAGGATTGGATTAAAGCTGCTATTGTAGCTATAATCGTAATCGTTATTATCGGAGCTATTTAATGGCATTCGGATTGCTATCTGGTTTACTAGGCGGTAAAGATGGCGCTTTAAAACAAGTAGCTTCCGTTATCGATTCAATTCATACATCAGAAGAAGAGAAATTAGATAAAAAAATTATCATGCAACGCATTCAACAAAAGCTTGCAGAAAAACAATTAGATGTTAATGCAAAGGAAGCCAGCCATCGCAGCGTATTCGTTGCTGGCTGGCGACCCGCGATTGGCTGGTGCGGAGCGCTAGCGCTGTTCTTCGCCTTTATCCTATCTCCCTGTATTGATTGGTATGCAAAATTTTCAGGTATGGATATTGTTCCACCTGCTATAGAAACTGGGCCCCTTCTAGCAATTGTCACTTCAATGTTGGGCGTATCGGGACTCCGCACTTTTGAAAAAGCGAAAGGTTTAACAAAATGAAAAAAAGAAAATTAAAAGATTTAAGTGGTGATGGTAAAATAACTCGTAAAGATGTTTTAATTGGCAGAGGAGTTATTAAGAAAAAAAATGGTGGCATAGCAAAAGGTTCGAGAGAAGGTTCTGTTATTAAAGCAAGTAAAGGAACTTATGTAACTAAAGATGGAAGAACTGTTAAAAAGGGACTTTATTACAACATGAACAAACGCAAAAAAGAGGGCACGAGTCGACCTGGAAAAGGCACCGTTTCCGCAAAAGCTTTAAAACAATCAGCTAAAACTGCTTTTAAACCTAAAAAGAAAACTTAATGCCCTTTCGTTCTAAAAAACAAAGAGCATATCTTTATGCAAATGAGCCTAAGATAGCAAAAAGTTGGGCAAAAAAACATGGAAATAAGATTGTAAAAAAATCTAATGGAGGCTATATAACCGTAAATCCAAGAGGTTTTGGTAGAATGTTACCAGACAAAAGGCCAACAACAAGAATATTTACATGACATACGACGAATTAGCTGGTTCCGTAAAATTATCCGAAGGCTTCAGAGATCACGTTTACATAGACACTGAAGGATTTCGCACAATAGGCTGGGGCCATAAAGTAGTACACGAAGATAAGTTTGAAGATGGTAAGACTTACACAAAAGAAGAACTACAAGAAGTATTTGATAAAGATTTAAATAATGCAATAGGTAAAGCTAGAACACTTATGGAAGAACATGGTGTAACTGATTTACCTACAACAGCGCAGCATACCATTACCGAAATGGTATTTCAGCTTGGCCCTACAGGCGTGTCCAAGTTCCGTATGATGTGGAAATGCCTGCAGGAAAGCAATTTTATTGGTGCGAGCTATGAGATGCTCGACTCGAAATGGAATAAACAAACTCCAAATCGTTGCAAAAAATTAGCTGACCAAATGAAATCATGCGCTTAGAAAATTTTTTTACCTATTACAAAAAAGAATTAATTGCTAGACAAGCAACCGTAGAACAAGCTATATTACAAGGCGTTCCAAATTGGGACGAATATAAGTATTTAACGGGAAAGTTACATGCTTTAAAACAAGAAGTACAGGAACTCACGGACCTGCTAAAAAAACAGGAGCTATCGGATGAATAAACCAGAAAGTAAACTTATTATGCCAAAACATATTTGGGATGGTAAAAAAAAAGAAACACAGAAAAAAGATATAGAAAAAGTACCTAAACCAACAGGATATCGTCTTGTTTTATTTCCTTTAAAATTAGAAGGTAAAACAGCAGGAGGTGTAATTCTTACAGATACCGCTATTGAACAAGCTTCAATTGCTACTAATATTTGTAAAGTTATTGCCGTAGGTCCTGATGCTTACATGGATAAAGATAAATTTCCTAATGGTGCATGGTGCAAGAAAGACGATTGGATTATCATTACAAAATATGCAGGAGCTAGACTTAGCATTGATGGTGGTGAACTTCGTATAATCAACGACGATGAAGTACTGGCAGTTGTCGAAGATCCTCGAGATATTTTGCCAGCTAACTTAATTTAACATGGAGGGCCCATGCCAACAATATTAAATACTAAAGAAGAGACTAATAAAACTATTCCAATAGATACATCTGGTGAATCAATGGATATAGAGATAGAAAATAAAAATGATGATTTAGAAGAAACAGTTGCAGAAGTTTCTACTAATGAAGAAACAGTTACAAGTGAAGAAGGGGAAGAATATTCACAATCAGTCAAAAAAAGAATTGATAAACTTACTTTTAAAATTAGAGAAGCAGAACGTCAAAAAGAAGAAGCCTTAGTGTATGCTAAATCTGTAAAAGAAGAAAGAGACACTCTTAAAGGCAAAATGACTAAAGTTGATGAAGGATATATTAATGAATATTCTGCTAGAGTTAAATCAGAACTTAATAAAGCGGAATCTGTACTTCAATCAGCAATAAATGCTGGAGATGTAAAAGCTCAAGTAGAAGCTCAAAAAGCAATCGCTAGATTAGCAATTGAAGAAGAAAGAGCTAATTCTTCTATAAAACAAAGAGAGCAAATAAAAGAAAATTTAAAAAATGATCCTACTCCTCCTACTTCTACTCCTCCTCCTCCTAAACAAGCTCAACCTGATCCAAAAGCAGAAGCTTGGGCAGAAAAAAATGAGTGGTTTGGTAAAGATGAAGCAATGACTTTTACGGCTTTATCTTTTCATAAAAAATTAATTTCTGAAGAAGGGTTTGACGGCAAGACAGATGAGTATTATAATGAGCTTGACAAACGAATAAAAAAAGAGTTTCCTCATAAATTCGAGGATAAGAACAAAGACAGCCGAAGAGTCCAAACGGTTGCCTCTGCTAATAGATCGACAAAAAATGGACGCAAAGTAGTGAGACTCACACCCTCCCAGATAGCAATAGCTAAAAGACTTGGTGTGCCACTTGAAGAGTACGCAAAACACGTGAAGGAGGCGTAATATGACTATAGATAGTAAACAAAAAACCTCACGCAAATTAGAAACCCGTGAACAAAAAACTCGTAAAAAAGGTTGGGTTCCGCCATCTAATTTAGATGCCCCTGAGCCACCAGAAGGTTTTCACCATCGGTGGGTAAGATTTGAGTATAGAGGTACACAAGATGATAAAAATGTAGTTTCTAGAATCAGATCGGGATATGAACCTGTGAAAGCAGATGAATATCCAGACAGGATAGATTTACCTCATTTAAGTGAGGGAAAATTTAAAGGCACTATTGCAGTAGGTGGATTAATGTTAATGAGATGTCCGATTGAAGTTAAAGAATCAAGAGATGAATATTTTGCTAATTTAACTAACGATCAACAAAAATCAGTTGACAACGACCTTATGAGGGAAGAGCACCCCTCCATGCCAATTTCACAAGATAGGCAATCTCGGGTAGAATTTGGTGGAAACAAAAAATCTTAATGGTTAAGATCTATGTTACACCAACATTGTCTAAAGGAGACAAATTATGGCTAATATAGATGCAGCTTTTGGTCTTCGTCCTTACGAAAGATCAGGCTCAAATTATAATAACCAAGGCGTTAATGCGTATCCTATTAATTTTGAAGGCTCAAGTAGTGGAACAACAAGTTTGATTTGGACTGGAACCCCAGTCATCCCTCTAGCTAGCGGATTAATAGATGTACCTGGCGCTGCGGCAGGCGGTACTGTACCTTTGTTAGGTGTTTTTATGGGTTGTAAATACATTGCAACTGATGGAACTCCAACATGGGCACCATACTGGCCTGGATATGCGGCAATCAAGCCGTCAACAGAAGCTATAGCTTATGTAGCAGATAACCCTCACGCATTATTCGTTATTAATTGTAACGGAGCAATGCCTGATTCAAATCTGTTTATTAATGCTAACTTCGCAACAGCAATTACTGGAACTAATACTTCTGGTTACTCTTTAGGAGAACTAGATGTAGCAACAGTTAATACTACTGCTTCATTAAATATGAAAGTTGTAGGATTTGATGACGAAGCTTCAGTAGCAGAAGGCGCGGTTGATAAAACTGCAGCAGGCCGATTAGCGGTCGTAAAACTTAACGTTCATTTTATGGACTCAACATCAGGAATATAGGAGATAGGATATGGCTATTAATAGAGCACAGCTTGCCAAAGAACTAGAACCTGGTTTGAACGCCCTGTTCGGTTTGGAATACGCACGCTACGAAAACGAAGCTGCTCAAATTTTTGAGCAAGAAACAAGTGATAGAGCTTTTGAAGAAGAAGTTATGTTAGTTGGATTCGGACAAGCAAATGTAAAAGCAGAAGGATCAGCAGTTGGTTTTGATACCGCTTCTGAATCTTTTACTGCTAGATACACTCATGATACAATCGCTTTAGCGTTTGCATTAACTGAGGAAGCTGTCGAAGATAACTTGTATGATACTTTATCTGCTCGTTACACTAAAGCCCTAGCAAGATCTATGGCTTACACGAAACAAGTAAGAGGCGCTAACGTATTAAATAATGCGTTTTCAGTCACTGGTGGAGACGGAGTTACTTTAGCTAGCACCGCTCACCCAACAGCACTTGGTGGTACCTTCTCAAACAGAAGTGCTACTGATGCTGACCTTACTGATGTTTCATTAGAACAAGCGATGATTGACATTGCTGGTTTTATCGACGAAAGAGGGTTAAAAATTGCAATGAAAGGACAGAAATTAATTATTCCTGTTAACATTCAATTTGTAGCTGATAGGATCTTAGAATCCACACTCAGAGTTGGTACTGCTGACAATGACATTAACGCTCTGAAAAATATGGGAATGCTACCAGGTGGTTACACAGTTAACCATTATCTAACGGATACGGATGCATATTTCATTAAAACAGATTGTCCTAATGGATTTAAACACTTCACAAGAGCTGCCCTTGCTACTGGCATGGAAGGCGATTTTGATACAGGAAACATGAGATACAAAGCAAGAGAGAGATACAGCTTTGGTTACTCAGATCCTAGAGCTGTTTACGCGTCACAAGGTTCGTAAAAAATACTGGATCCTCCCAGATCAAAGAAGGCGCTTGTAAGAGCGCCTTTTTTGTTTTAAAATACAAATTACTCAAGACTTAACAGACAACTAAAAGGAGGTTGACATGGGTACAACTACATTTTCTGGTCCTATAAAGGCTGGAACAATTAAAGAAACTACAGGTACTACGGTTGGTACTGATATGAAAAATACTGGTCAGGTTGTAATGGCACAAACACATGCTATTGATTTATCTGGCGGTGCACTTGCGGCAGTCGCATCTAATGTAATAATACCAGCAAATTCACAAATTATTGATTGTGTTTTTGACATTATTACAGCAGCAAACACTACTACTAACATTAGTGTTGGTTTTGTTGGTGGCTCAGCTACTGCACTTGTAAATGCTTATACGATTGGAACAACTGCGGGCAGACAATATCCAACAACAAAAGCAGGTGGAGCACTTGCTTGGGAAGACATTGGAACTTCGGATCAAAGACTTAACTTTACTAACTCGGCAGGAACAAATGCTGGTGAATGTAGAGTTACTATTCTATATCAACAAAATATTAACTTAAGTTAGAGGTTAGCATGGGTATGATATACACAACTGAAGGAGTATCTACTTCAACTATTACTGCTACAGGTGATGTTACATCAGTTCCAGCTAGGGTATTATCTATGTATATTATAGGTGAAGCTACTGCAGGGTCTGTTGTTTTAAAAGACTCAAGTGGCGGCGCAACTTTAGCAACCATTAATACACCAGCAGGAGCAACACTGACTCAAAATATAGATTTTGGTTCTGAGGGTTTAAACTTTAAAGTAAAACCAAACGCTACACTGACGAATATTGCATCTGTATTTTTTGTAATAGGCTAGTATGGCTGACAACCAACCAAAGAAAAATAAAAAAAACTTCCGCCCCACTAAATCTGGGGCGGGAATGACTAAAGCTGGGGTCAAAAAATATAGAGCGATGAACCCTGGTTCTAAATTAAAAACTGCTGTAACAGGCAAAGTTAAAAAAGGATCTAAATCTGCAAAAAGAAGAAAATCATATTGTGCAAGAAGTGCAGGACAAATGAAAAAATTTCCTGGAGCAGCAAAGAATCCTAACTCAAGATTACGACAAGCAAGGAAACGTTGGAAATGTTAAAACCAATAACAATAGGTGTAATTATAGCAACCATACTAATATTCTTTTTAAATAGTATGATGAACTCAGCACTTGCTGCAGATACGAACACGGTCAGTTCTACGGTAGTGACGGATAAATCGGTACCTACTGCAAATGCTCCAAGTGTTGTTGTAAACAATTCTGATATTTGTAAGGTAGCAACGTCAGGAGCAATTCAAACTAATATACTTGGTTTAGCTACGGGCATAGTAGTAGACGATGAGCTGTGTCAGCTTTTGAAGCTTTCCCGCCAGTTGTATGCTAGTGGCCTTAAAGTTGCCTCAATTTCATTATTAGCGACAGACCCACGCGTTTTTGACAGTTTAGTAATGGCAGGCACTCCGCCTCCATATATGGGTGCTATTGGAAGTGAAGCTTTAGAGAAATGGAAATCAAATCCAAATATGATACCAGAAGGCAGTGTAGTGTTTAATGATGAAGATGTTTTAAAAATTAATGTAAATGAGGATGTAAGTGATGGCGAATTCCAAAAGTTTTTATTTTACGCTATGGCTCTGTATATCGGTTTCCCTATCCTTTTCTAGTAAAGCTGTAGATTGTTCAACAGATACAGTTGGACTATGTACTCCTACTATTGAAGAAATAATAGATGAAGTAGTTACAGAAACAATAGAATATGAAGCAGATGGGTATACTGTAACAACCACAACTGATACGACAACAACCACAACAACTGTAACCAATGAAGATTCAGGTGATTTATTGGATGGTGATAATGGCTATGTTAGTTCTACAAAAGAAGGCGATATGGATTTTGATTTTGGAGGCCAAGGGCCTGCAAACATGCCATCAGGTAGTGGATGTTATGGTCTAGGAACAGATAAGTGTGCACAAATTACAGGATCGGGAAATAGTACAAGTACAATGGGCGTGGAGGGAATGGGAACCACGTTTGTCAACACAGTTGATATATCTTCACTTGATATAGAAAATGGAGGAAGAACTAATTACACAATTAAAGTAGATAAACAAGATGCACAAGACCGTATCTATATGCACATTACAGGTAAAAACGGAAACACAAATGTATTTAGTGGTACAGACATATTGTCAGAATCAGGTGTAGCTAGTGGCTATCAAGAATATGAAAATGGGTTTGATTTTGCAGGCACTATAACATCTTTAACAATAGAAATTGGAGGTAGAGATATAAATCTTGCTATAGGACCCTTGTTCGATGACGTCACAATTAATGTGCTCTATAACACTATCAATACGATAGTACAAAATTCAATAACAAGTGTAGAAATGTGGGTTGCTTACGGAGGTAGTACAGAAACAGAAATTATAGACATTGTAGATAATATTATTGATCATAATGATTTTGTTGAACAACCAGGTGGAGAGATAGAAATAGAGCCTATACAAGAACCAGACGATCAAGTTTCCTATGAAATGGTAGAAATTGAAATGGAGATGGAAATGCCTGTTATGGAAATAGAAATACCAGAAATGGAAATAGAAATGCCTGAAATAGAAATGGCAAGTGTAGAAACAGAAATTGAAATGGAGATGGAGATGGAGATAGAAATGCCAGAACCAGAGGTAGTGAAACCAGAAGTAGAAACGCAACCTGAACCAGAAGTAAATGAACCAGAACCTGAACCAGAACCAGAAGTTTCTGAACCAGAACAAGAGGAGGTACAAGATGAACCTACTAAAGAAGATACTAAAGAGCCTGAAGCTGATGCGGAAGAAGAGCCTGGGCCGCAAGAGAGCGTATCAAAGGCTAAAGAAAATGAAGATAGCGAAGAAGATATGGAAGAACCAAAGGATAAGGATCAAGACGAGGTAAAAAAAGAAGAAGCTAAAAAAGAAGTTGCTGCTAAAAAAATATTAAAGAAGATGGGTGATAAGGGTAGATATGACTCAGCAAATCAGTTAAAAACATTAATTGTAATGCAAGTGTTAGGAAACTCTAAATCTTTTTTTGATAGTCAACAAAGCCTTAACGACATAGAAGGATTTTTTACAGATAACGTAATACCTGATGCTGAGTTAACAACTAACAACATAGCTCAATATTTTTTGTTTGCAGGAAGTGATGGATTAATGGATGAGATGATAATGCAACAATGGCAACAAATTTTGGAATAGCCATGGCAGAAATGGAATTTGCGGGTTTAAAATTTAAGGGCGGAAAAATATTCGTAGTTCTTACGGCATTGACTACACTTGGTGGTGGACTGTGGGGCGGATTTGAATTCTACAAAGATTACCTCAATATGAAAGAACAGATACAAAACTATGTAGCTCCTGACCTTTCAGAGTTTGATAAGACTATTGCTTTAACTAAAGAAGAAATGAAAAGTAAAACAGAGCTTATACAAACAGAAGTTGAAATGATAATGCAAGAGATGGAAATGATGATGTCGGAAATTCGCTTAGTGAGTGATGTGGCAAACGAATTGAAAAACGACCTTCGGCAAGATGTAAGAAGAGTAGAGAAAATTGTTAATGATGTAGAACAACAAGTGAAAGAAGATGCTAGAGATAATTCAAAAGATTTAAAAATTACTGTAGATACAATTGAAGAAGATATGTCAAAATTAAAATCTGATTTAGAAGAAAAGATGAAAGAGTTACAAGAGAGTATTGATAAACAAATTAAACTTACTCTTGCTAATCCTTTATCTCAAATGAAGTAATGGCTGCAAAACTTCCAACCAACGAATACTTTACACCAATTAAAAAAAGAACGAGCATCGGTAATTCATCTCGTTCAAAACCAAAAAATAAACATAAGAGATTGAATTGGAAAAAATACAACCGACAAGGCAACAGATAATAGAAGACGTTAGACTTTGGTCTAAGAATTTTTTAGAAGTATCTAATGTACATTTAGGAGGTGCTCCTGCTTGTCCCTTTGCTAAAAAAGCATGGGCTGATGATAAAGTTTGGATTGCTGTCAAAACTAAACACAGTACTTATAAGAAAGAATTAAATGATTGTATTAAAAATTTAGATTTTACTAAAAAAGAAATATTAATATTTTGTGATCCTTATTACAGCTATTCTCCTGACGAACTGCATCTAGCTACAGAAGATTACAATGAATGGTATAATATAAAAGACATATATTTTATGAGTTTTCACCCATCTAATCCAGCTACTGTAGATGAGCAAGAATTTTTAGTATTTCCTACTGATGAGCCAGATACAAGTGATTCTTATCCAGAGCATAAATATTCTATGATGCTAGTACAAAAGTTCTCGCAATTACAGCAAGCTTCTGATAAATTGCACAAACAAGGTTATTATAAACTATGGCCTGACGAATACTATCGAGACGTCGTAGTATCACGTGATAATAAATACAAAAAGATCAATGGAGGTCTATCATGATGGGTAAAAAGAAAACAGCCATGAAACGTGGCGGTAAAGTTGTTAAAAAAAGAGGTGGCGGACCAGTTAAAAAAATGGCTAAAGGTGGTGACGCTATTAATCAACATAAAAGAATGGCTATGGGAATGATGAATGGCGGTACAGTTAAGAAACGTGCTAGTGGCAGTGGAAGAACAGGTGAAATGATGTATTCTAGAGGCTATGGTGCTGGTGAAAAATCTAAACGTACACCTACAATGCTAATGGATCGTGGACCTTCAGGAATGAAAAAAGGTGGTCGTGTTGGTAAAAAAGAACAAGGTTATAAAGATCGTAAAGATGAATCAATTGCAATGCGTGTTAAAAAGAAAAGAACAAAAAAACAATTAAAAGCAAGTGCAAATGAATCTTATGGTAAATTTGGAAGTAAGGCTCGTAAAAAAGGCAAGATCAATAGATAATGCCAACTTATGCAAGCACAGCCAATTTTGATTTCTCTATTGATGAAATAGTTGAAGAAGCTTTTGAACGATGCGGTTTACAAGATCGTACTGGGTACCAACTTAAAACCGCTCGTCGTTCATTAAATCTTCTTTTAGCTGAATGGTCTAATAGAGGACTTAATCTTTGGACAATACAAAAACAAACAGCAGCATTAGCTGCAAACACTATTGAGTTAAGTGGTACAGCTTTATATGGTGCAGCAGCAAGTGATGCTTCTCAAATTGTAGAAATAACAGATTTAGTCATTCGTGACGCAAGTAATAATGAGTATTCTTGTTCACCTATTAGTAGATCAACATATTTAAATTATACTGTTAAGACTTCTGGTGGTAGACCAACTCAATATTATTTTGAAAAAACAATTAATCCTAAATTATATTTATATCCTGCAGCCGATGCGGCTTATACCGTAGTTTATTATGCTATGCTTAGAATGAAAGATTCTGGTGATTACACTAATAATAATGAAATACCTTTTTCTTTTTTACCGTGCTTAACAGCAGGGTTAGCTTATTATATATCTATGAAATATGCACCTGATAGAATTGGTATTTTAAAACAAGTATACGAGGAAGAGTTTCAAAGAGCTGCGGACACAAATAGAGAAAATGTAAGCTCTCATTTTGTTCCTTTCATTGGTATTACAGGAGGAACTTATTAATGGGACGATATTCTTCAGGAAAATTTGCTTTACGAATTTCAGATCGTGATGGTTTTGCATATCCTTATAATGAAATGGTACAAGAATGGACAGGAGCATGGGTTCATAAATCAGAATACGAAGTAAAGTCTCCTTTATTAAATCCAACTAATCATCCAACCGATGCACAATCTTTACAACACGCTAAACCACAGGTAATTAGTGTTACTATACCTCTTGGCGGTATTTATATAAATGATGATATTGATTCAAAAGCTATGATAGATGGAGGAGCTAATGGTGTTTCTCCTGCAATTGGAGCAAACAATTTTCAGACTGTTATGCAAACTATACAACAATTTAATCCTATTCCTGCTCCTGGAGCTTTAGAAACAGTGCAAGTTAGAACAATGCAACCCTTAAATGGAAGTTCACAAGCTAATCAAGACACTATAATGAACACCCAATTAGGCACAGCAACGGTGGTAATATCATGAGTACATACACAGAAGTAGTAGATCAAATAAGAAGTTACACAGAAACAGATAGCACTGTATTAACTACAGCAATCGTAAACGATTTTATTAATCAAGCAGAACTACGTATATTTAGAGAAGTTGATCTTGATGTATTTAGAGCTTATCAATTTGCTACCTTAACTCAAGGTAATGAGTTTGTTACTTTGCCAGGAGCTACTCCAAGCACTATGGCATTTGTTCGTACAGCTTCTATTTATCCTTCTACTGGAACAGATGCAAACGTTAGAACGTATTTATTACAAAAAGATATTAGCTACATGACAGAATATTGGCCAAATAGAACTACTCAAAGTAAACCAAGATATTATGCGATGTGGGATCAGAATACAATATACCTTGCTCCAACGCCAGATACAGCATATAAGATAGAATTAGCTTTGAATCGTAATGAAACAGGGCTTTCCGCAACTAACACGACAAGTTGGGTTAGTACAAATGCGCCACAAGTATTATTATATGCTTGTCTTATTGAGGCTTTTAAGTTCCTCAAAGGACCTTATGATTTACTTGCACAGTACGAAAAAAGTTATAATGAATCCGTACAAAGACTTGCAATTGAACAACAAGGAAGACGAAGAAGAGATGAATATCAAGATGGTGTTATTCGTTTACCTTTGCCTTCACAAAACCCATAGGAGATAAAAATGGCTATAACACAAGCAGTGTGCAACACCTTTAAAAAAGAATTATTAGAGGGAAAGCACGATTTTGCAAATGGTGGGCATACTTTTAAAATTGCGTTGTTTACATCAAGCGCAAGTTTAGGAGCAGGCACTGCTAACTATTCAACAAGTAACGAAATAACAAACGCTTCTGGATCAGCGTATTCAGCAGGTGGAGAAACTTTACAGAACCAATCTGTAACAGGAGGCACAGGAGCTTCAACAGCATATGTTGACTTCAATACTAACCCTCAATGGACTTCTGCTAGTTTCACAGCTAACGGCGCTATGATTTATAACACCACTACTGATGGTGGATCAGGCACTACGAATTCAGTTTGTATTTTAGCATTTGGTTCTGATTTTACAGCAACCAACGGTACGTTTACTATTGAATTTCCAGCACCAGGCACGAGTACAGCTATACTGAGATTATCGTAGGAGTTTAACATGGCATTGATTATCAATGATCGTGTTAAGGAAACCACGACATCAACAGGTACGGGGACCGTGAATCTTGCAGGAGCAAGCACAGGTTTTCAAACTTTTGTCGCTGGTATTGGCACAACAAATACGACGTACTACTGTATTGCCATGCAATCAGGAAGTACGGAATATGAAATTGGTATAGGTACTGTAACCGATGCTGCTCCCGATACACTATCAAGAGATACAGTTTTAGAGAGTACGAATAGTGATAATAAAGTAGATTTTTCTGCAGGTGCAAAAGATGTATTTTGTACATATCCAGCAAAGAAGGCACCATCTCCTGTCATGGATCCTACAGCATATGTGACAACACATAATTCTACAATTAGCGATGTTCAAACAATGGACTCTGGCGTTTTAGCTGGACCCGTATCTATTACAGGTACACTGTCCGTAACAGGAAATTTATTTATTTTATGAGCACGATTGAAGTAAATAAAATTATACCACAAGGATCAGGTACTGCTCTTCAAATAGGAGAGAACGGTGACACCATAACGTTGCCAGCAGGTACGGTAATAACATTACCTAACGGATCAATTACAAACGACGAACTAGCAGGTTCTATTGCTAATGCAAAATTAGCAAATTCATCAATTACAATTAACGGATCATCTGTTGCTTTAGGTGGTTCAATAACAGTAGGATCAGTTTTAACTTTTCCAACAATAGGTTCTATTAATCCTTCAACAATAGAAAACACACAAACAGCAGTTACTATTACAGGAACTAATTATATTTCTGTTCCTTTTGTCGATGCAATTAATTCTTCAACAGGAGCTATTGTGTCAGCAGACTCAGTATCTTTTACAAATGGAACAACTATTGTAGCAACTTTTACACTACCTGTAGACGGTACGTATTTTCTCCGTGTAGAAAATAATGACGGACTAGCCGTACGATCAGGTTCAGCATTACTAACTGTATCAGACGCACCAGCTTGGCAAACAGCGGCAGGATCACTTGGTACAAATGCTGCTGGTAGTACTGTCTCTTACACAGTTTCAGCTACGAGTGCTACAGCGTATGCAGTTCAATCTGGTTCTTTACCTGGAGGTGTTTCTTTAAATACAAGCACAGGAGCTATTACAGGAACAGAATCAGGAGCTACTTCAGAAACAACTTACAATTTTACTATTCGTGCTACTGACGCTCAAGCACAAACAGCAGATAGAGCCTTTTCAATTACCATTTCAGTTGGTATAAACAACTCAATGAGGCTTCAATAATGACAACTATAAGTAAATCAATATCAAGCACAGGTAACAGACAAATATTTACTATTTCTGTTTGGCTAAAAAGAGCAAACGGAGTTAGTAATGGAAATGGTGGAATATTTGGAGTTGGCACCGCAGGAAGTGATTCAGGTCAATTTTATTGTAGATTTGATGGTTCTAATAAGTTAAGAATTGGAGGTGGAGCTACAGTTTACAGGGTTAGTGATGCTGTATTTACTGATCAATTTTCTTTTTATCATATTGTTGCTGCTATTGATTCTACAGATTCTAATGCTGATAATAGAGTAAGAGCTTGGGTTAATGGAGAACAAATAACAGTATGGGGAACTAATAATACCATGACACAAAATCAAAACACCCCTGTAAATGAAAGTGGTAAAACACATTATATAAATACTGATGGAGATGGAGCTTCTTCTAATTTTAAAGGATACTTTTCTCATTTTCATTTAATTGATGGCACTGCTTATCCTCCAACATCTTTTGGAGAAAAAGATTCTACGTCAGGAATATGGAAACCAAAAACTAATCCTAGTGTTACTTATGGAACAAATGGTGTTTTTCTTAAATTTGAGAACAGTGGTAATATGGGATTAGATTCAAGTGGACAAACTAATAATTATACTATCGGAAGTGCTGGAACACTTCCTCAAGTAACAGACACTCCTTCTAATAATTTTGCTATATTAAATCCATACGCCAGACGTCAAACTAATAATGCTCCTGACTATGCTCACGGTAATTTATTTTTAGATAATCAAGATCAAGATGGTCAAGGTAATAACTGGTGTTCTAGTTTGGGAGGTTTAACAAAAGGAAAATGGTATTGTGAAATAACTCCACATGTAAATTCAGCAGCAGTTTCTGCAGGTAATGGTCCATTGTTAGGGGTCATAGCTACCCAAATGGATATGAATGCAGCTAATGTTAGCTCCGACAAAGGTACAGGATACAGTTATCTTTATGGGGCAAACGGACAAAAATATTTAGGAGATGGTACAGGTTCTCTTACAGGTTCGGCTTATGGTAATTCTTATGCCACTGATGATATTATAGGAATGTTTTTAGATTTAGATAATGGAACATTAAAGTTTTCTAAAAACGGTACAATACAAAATAGTGGTACAGCAGCTTTTACAAGTTTAAGTACATATAAAGATTACAGTGGATATATGTTTGGAGGTAGAGTTGGAACTGGTGGACAATATCAACAATGTCAAATTAAAGGAGCTAATTTTGGTAATCCAAGATTAGCTATTAGTTCAAGTCAAGCTGATGCAAATGGTCAAGGAAATTTTGAGTATACACCTAATGATGGGTCATATAATTATTATGCTTTATGCACAAAAAATTTACAGGAGTTTAACTAATGGCTTATGCAACAATTGCTGACGCTTCAGCAAACTTTCAAGCACTTACTTATGATGGTAATGGAAGTGATGATAGAAATATTACTTATACTGGTAATTCTAATATGCAACCAGATTTCTTATGGTTTAAAAGAAGAAATAACACTGCAAATCATCTTCTTTTTGATTCAACTAGAGGTGTAACATCAAGAATTCATAGTAATAATTCTAATGCAGCAGCAGTAGAAGCAAACTTTTTACAAGCTTTTAATTCAGATGGTTTTCAAGTTGGAACTGATGCTGATATAAATGCTAGTGGAGGAACATATATTAATTGGGGATGGAAAGCCAATGGTGGCACTACATCATCTAACACAGATGGATCTATAACTTCAACTGTACAAGCTAACGTAGCAGCGGGATTTAGTATTGTTAAATGGACAGGTACAGGATCAAATGGCACGGTAGGACACGGTTTAGGTGTAGCACCAGATTTTATACTTTTTAAAAATTATGCAGCAACTGAAAACTGGACTACTTATCATTCAATTTTTGGTAATATTGGAGGGATGTATTTAAATTTAACGAATGATTTTAATACAGCAGGTTCTTGGTATCAAGACACTTCTCCTACATCTAGTTCTTTTTATGTAGGAACAAACTCTAAAACAAACGGCGGCACTATGATAGCTTATTGTTTTGCTAATATAAAAGGTTATCAGCAAGCAGGAAAATATATAGGAAATGGGACAAGTTCTAGCGGAGCTTTTGTTTACACTGGTTTTAGGCCCGCTTATGTTCTTCTTAAAAGAAAAGCTAATGGAGGAGGTATCTGGGCTATAAAAGATTATAGACGTCCTGGACATAACCAAGTTACAGGAAGATTAGACGCTAATGATAGTGATGCAGAAAATGTGGATCACGTAGCTGAGTTTTTTGGTAATGGATTTAGAGTAATGGACGGTGGTAGTGCAATGAATGCTAATGGAGAAACTTATTTTTATTATGCAGTTGCTGATCAATCTATAGTTTCTACAAATAATTTACCTTCTAATGCAGGAATAATGAAGGCAGAATAACATGGTATCAACACTTAAAGTAAACACAATCAAGAAACATTCAGCTACTTCAATCACACTTGGAGAGTCAGGTGATTCTATTGTTAATAATGCTTTAGACGTTACGCCTCAAGGCACATCTGCTAACCCTGTAACGTTTACTGTTACTGTTGCAGCAAAAACTTCGGCTAATGTATACAACGGCGCAGGTAGTTCTAATGCTTATTTTATAAACGGAACAGAGGCTCCAAGTTTTTTTATTGAAGGTAATGAATCTTCTTCTTACGAATACTATTATAAATTTGATCAATCCGATGCTTCTAATTCAGGACATCCTTTATTGTTTTATTTAGATGCAGGAAAGACACAAATATTTAGTACCAATGTAACAACAAACGGTACACCTGGTCAAGCAGGCGCTTACACACAAATAAAAGTTGGAGGTTACACACCTAACGTTTTATATTATCAGTGTAGTAGTCACAGCTATATGGGTAACAAACTTATTAATCCAGCGACAAAAACATTAAGTTTATCAGGAGCTGCTATAACTTTACCAACAGGAACAGGAACAGCAAATCAATTTATTGGATATTCTTCTTCCTCTGCTGGCGTAACAACAACAGCTTGGGCAACGGTTGTAGGAGAAACCAAACCAACCATTACAGGTATTAGTCCTTCCGTTATAGAAAACACACAAACAGCCGTAACAATTACAGGGACTAATTATGTTAACACGCCTTATGTAGATGCAATAAATTCTACAGGGGCTATTACATCAGCAGACTCTGTTTCTTTTACAAGTGCAACAACATTAGTAGCAAACTTTACGTTGCCTGTTGATGGCACGTATTTTATACGAGTAGAAAACCCAGATGGTAATGCGGTCCGTAGTTCATCAGCAATACTTACCGTATCCGATGCTCCTGCATGGCAGACAGCGGCAGGATCTTTAGGAACCGTGGATGCTGGAGGAACTATTAGTTTTACTGTTAATGCAACCAATGCTACAGCATACGCCGTGCAATCAGGATCGTTGCCAGGAGGTGGTAGTTTGAATACGAGCACAGGAGCTATTACAGGAACCGAGTCTGGAGCAACGCAAGATACAACATATAACTTTACTATTAGAGCAACGGATGCACAGGCTCAAACAGCAGATAGAGCCTTTTCAATCGCCGTTAACGTTGGTATAAGTAACGCTATGAGGTTTGACGCATAATGGGCACATATTTAAGCAGAACTCCAAGCTCAACAGGTTCAAGAACAAAAGCAACTGTTAGCTTTTGGGTTAAAAGAGCAAATCTAAAGGCTAGTGGTAATCATTATATACTAGAGGCATCATCTTCAACTTCACCTTTTAACATGACTAGAGTAAGGTTTGCAGATGATTTACTAATTATTGATAATACTTTGAATGGTAGTGCAGCCAGTGGTTTTTATTTTCAAAGCAATAGAGAATATAGAGACAACTCAGCTTGGTATCATATTTTTTTTAGTGTTGATGTTACCCAAGCTAATTCAACTGATGGTTGGAAATTATATGTTAATGGAGTTCAACAAACAAAAGCCTTGACTTATTGGGTACAAAACGCAAATCTTGAATGGTCTCAGTCTGGTGTTCAAATGAATATTGGTAGACGACATGATAATAGCACTGAACATCTTGATGGTTATTTAACAGAGTTTTATTACATAGATGGCACAATAAAATCATATACAGATTTTGGAGAAACAGATTCTACAACAGGTATATGGAAACCAAAAACGTATTCAGGTTCATACGGCACCAATGGATTTAGATTAGAATTTAAAAATGCTGCGGCATTAGGAACAGATACCAGTGGTAATAGTAATACATGGACGGTAAATAACGCAGGCACGGGTGCTCAAGTTGTTGACACGCCAAGTAATGTTTTTGCTACTTTAACATCTATGGGCTTTCCTCAAGGTACTAGAAATGTTTTAACACAAGGTAATTTAGATTTTGACTTTACAGGAGATGGAGCACAAAGTGGTCAAAGATTAGATAATCAATGTATTTCAAATATTGGTTTGACTAAAGGTAAATGGTACGCTGAATTTAAAATAACTGAAGATGTGAACGGTGGTTTTGCAGGAATTACAAATTGGTCAAATAAACAAAACACTCAAAACATTGAAAGTTTTGCCTACATTTATACAGGTGATGGAGATCTTTATTATAAAGAAAAAACAGGTGCTGGAACAAGTACTTCTTCATATGGCGCAGGTTTATCATTAAATGATGTTATGATGGTAGCATTAGATATGGATAATAATAATGTTTATTTTGGCAACAATGGGCAATGGGGAAATGGAAGTGGTGCTTGGAATCAAGCTAACCCTACATCGGCAAAAAATTTTAGTTCAGATTTTATAAATACAGATTCTTACGGTGTTGTTGTTTTTAATGTTGCTGCCGCTGGAGCTAATGAAACTCCTAGATGGTTAGCAAATTTTGGCAATCCACCTTTTACTATAGCTTCTAGTAATAGTGATGGAGCAGGATATGGTAATTTTGAATATGCAGTACCGTCAGGGTACTATGCACTTTGCACAGAAAATTTAAACACATACGGATAAGATATGGCTTATACAACAATAACAGATCCTTCAGTATATTTTCAGACAGCACTTTATTCTGGTAATGGTGGAGGTACAAATAATGTAGTTAATGATGGTAATTCTAATCTACAACCAGATTGGGTTTGGGTTAAAGAAAGAAGTAGTAATTCTTCACATGCTTTAACAAATTCAACTAATGGAGCAGGTTATATATTAAGTAGTAATAATACTAATGACGAAAGTTCAGCGAGTGCTTTTACTAGTTTTGATTCTGATGGTTTTACAGTAGGAAGTGATGGTAAAACAAATGAAAGTGGTCAAACATATGTAGGCTGGCAATGGAAAGCAAATGGTGGAACTACTGCTAGTAATACAGATGGTTCAATTACTTCTACAGTGCAAGCTAATACAACGGCTGGATTTAGTATTGTGTCTTATACTGGCGTTAACAGTTCTAATGGGCAAACATCAACAATAGGTCATGGCCTTAATTCGGCACCTGAACTAATCATTTGCAAACGCAGAAACGGTACTTATGGGTGGTCTGTTGGTAGCACTACTATAGGTAATTTTACCTCAAGCAATGTTTTTGAGTTAAACGAAACAGGTGCGCCATCAGCAACATACGCTTACGAATGGGGTGCAAATCCAACTAGCACAGTTTTCACAACTGGCTATTCAAACAGGACAAATATAAGCGGCGGCACATTTATAGCTTATTGTTTTGCACCCATACAAGGCTATAGTAAATTTGGTAGCTACACAGGTAATGGTAATGCAGACGGAACATTTATCTATACAGGTTTTAAACCTCGTTTTTTTATGCTCAAAGGCACAGGAAATGTTTCATCGTGGTGTATGTATGATACTGCAAGAGATCCTATTAATCAAGCTTCACAAAAAATTTGGGCAAACGAAAATAATGCTGAACAGTCCACTGGAGCTATGGATTTTTTATCTAATGGTATTAAAATGAGAATTAATGATAATGATTTTAATGGTAGTGGATACCAATATCTCTACATGGCATTTGCAGAAAATCCATTTGTAGCAACGAACGGAGTGCCAACAACGGCTAACTAATATGTCAGAGATAAAAGTAAATACCCTTAAAAAATATGATGGTTCTACCATCACGATTGGTGAAGGTGGTGACACGGTTACAATAACACCAGGTATTACTGCTACAACATTAACATCAGGCACTATTCCTAATGCACGGTACGGTACACCAACTTTTGATGCGTCTAATTTAACAAACTTACCAGCAGAAACAAAACCAACAATTGGTAGTATTAGTCCTACTGTTATTACCAATGACTCAACGGCTGTCACTATTACAGGCACAAACTATGTATCTATTCCAACTGTTGACGCAATCTCTACAACAGGAGCAATCGTAGCAGCGAGCGCAGTAAGTTTTACAAGTGCTACTGTTATTGTTGCAACACTGACGTTACCGACAGATGGCACATACTTTTTACGAATAGAAAATAATGATGGTAATGCTGTTCGGTCAAATACAGCTTTACTTACCGTATCAGATAATCCTGTTTGGACAACAAACTCTGGTTCTCTTGGAACTATTGCAGGAAACTTTTCAGGTACCGTAGCTACGGTAGCAGCGTCTGGTGAGTCAGTAACCTTTTCAGAAACAACAAGTGTATTAACAAACGCAAGTCAAGCAAATTGTTCGCTAAACGCAAGCACGGGTGTTATAACTACAAGTGATTTTGGTGGATCGTCTACGAGCGCAACAACGTATAACTTTACTCTTCGTGCAACAGATTCACAAGGGCAAACAGCGGACCGTGCTTTTTCACTAACATCAAGTTTTGCAATAACTACTTCAGGAAGGTTTGATTAATGGCGACTCAATTATCTAGAACAGCATCAAGCACAACAGATGCACAAAGAAAAACTTGGACTCTTAGTTTTTGGTTAAAACCATCAAACATGAGCGGGTCTAGTGCACAAGAATATCATTATGTGTATCAAGCAAGTGGAGGTTCTAATGGATACTTTAGAATGGATAGTGATCAAAAGTTAAGATGGAGAGATTACACAAATGGTGGTTCTCCTGATTATTTAAAAATAACAAATAGCGTATTTAGAGATCCTTCTGCTTGGTATCATATAGTTTTAAGATGTGACACCACACAAGCAACAGCCGCAGATAGAATAAGATTATATGTTAATGGCGAATTACAAGAATGGCAAAATGCAAACTATCCAGCACAAAATCATGTTACTTTTATAAACTCTACATTTCCATATCAAATAGGTCAGTCTGGTTCTAACGGACTTGATTCAACTTATCTCGCACAATATATTATGTGTGCAGGGCAATCATATGCACCAACTGTTTTTGGTTCAACAAATGCTAATGGTATTTGGGTGCCTAACACAAGTCCTTCAGTTACATATGGAACCAATGGTTTTAAATTAGATTTTGCAGGAACAGGAACTGCTGCTGATGCGAGTGGTTTTGGTGCAGATAGTTCTGGTAATGGTAATCACTTTACTTCAGGAGGATTAGGCACAAATCCTAGTACAACAGATACTTGTCAAAATAATTTCTGTACCTTAAATCCTATATACGTTGATGAAGGAAATAATATTTCAGGTTCTGATTTTTCAAAAGGCAACTTGGAGTATACAACATCCTCTGATGGTTGGAGGTTTGGTAGAGGTACTTTTTCTTTTTCCGCTGGTAAATGGTACATAGAAGGTAAGGCAACAAAAACAGGAAATGGAGAAGTTTCTAATCTTGCTTTAGTTTCAGTTAATGATACAGGGGATGTAAATGGTTCCTCAGAGGGTATTAGAATTAATTTGGGTGGCAGTAATACACTTTTACAAAAATTAGATACTGGCACAGCAACTACAGTTTTTAGCAATTTTAACAGTGGTAACATTGCGCAATTAGCCGTTGATTTAGATAGTGGTAAAGTATGGGTTGGCAACAATGGCACTTGGTATAATAATAACAATGCTTCAACAACACTTAATGCGAGTTATCCTGATTTTACAATAGACACAACAAAAACTTGGGTTCCTTGTATAGCAGCTAGCAGAAATGGTTCTGACAATACTACATGGCAAATAAATTTTGGTAACCCTACTTATACTATAGCATCAGGAAATGCAGATGCTAATGGATACGGAAATTTCGAATACGCTGTACCATCAGGGTTTTATGCGTTATGTACTAAGAACCTAGGAGCATACGGAGGTTAACATGGCAGTATATACAACAATCAACGATCCTTCAGTATATTTTCATACACAGTTATATACAGGAACAGGTAGCGCACGTTCTGTTACAAATGACGGTAATGCTAATCTACAACCAGATTGGTTATGGATTAAAAGAAGAAGTGGATCAAATGCTTCTATGATAGTTAATTCATCTTTAGGACTAAGTGGCAACGTAGCAGTTGCAAGTAATTTAAACCTTGCAGCATATGCAACTCCTGTAAGTGCTTTAAATAGTGATGGTTTTTCGGTTAATGCTGGCGATGCTTCAGTTAACGCAAATGGAAGTACTTATGTAGCATGGCAGTGGAAAGACAATGGTGGAACAACGGTTACAAATAATGATGGATCACACGCTTCAAGCGTGCAAGTTAATACTACAGCAGGGTTTTCTATAGTAACATATACAGGAACTGGCTCAAGTGTAACTCTTGGACATGGTTTAGGCGCAGCTCCAGAGATAATATTTAATAAAGGATTAAGTGATAATCATGCATGGATTGTAGGAGCTACTGCTGATAGTTCAAACTTATCAAAAGTAATGATACTAAATTTTACAGATGCAAGTACATCTGACGCAAATAGTTTTAGTAATACTGCTCCAACATCTTCTGTTTATACAATTGGTACTGCGGGAGGAGTAAATCAAAACGGACAAAATTACATATCGTACTTATTTAGATCCATACAAGGATATAGTAAAATTGGAACATACACTGGTAATGGTAGCGCAGATGGAACGTTTGTTTATACAGGATTCAAGCCAGCTTATATTCTAATTAAATGTACAAATGCAGCTAAAAACTGGTACATATTTGATAATAAAAGACCTACATATAATGTAGATAACATACTAATTACAGCTAACACAGATGCTGCAGAAGTTGTTGGTAGTGAAAAAATAGACTTTTTGTCAAATGGTTTTAAGTTAAGACAAGATTTTAGTCATACTAATGCATCAGGTAGCACGTACCTCTACATGGCTTTCGCTTCAAATCCTTTTGTAACCTCGGACGGCGTTCCCACAACAGCGAGATAGCGCATGACGTTAGGGATCCTAGCATTTGCAGAAGGTCCAATATCGTCCCTTGGTAAACAAGATGCGGTAGCGGTTGTTACAGGTCTTGCCTTAAATTCTACTTTAGGTACAGCCGTAGCTCAAGCTGGAGCACAACCAAACATAACAGGACAATCTTTAACATCGGCTGTTGGTACAGTTGTTCTTAATACAGCGTCTGTGGCAGCACCGTCTGGTGTTTCTATAAACTCTGCTCTCGGCTCACCGACCATTAATGTTATTGCTAACCCAACCGTATCGGTTACAGGGTTTGGCTTAAATCAAATACTAGGAACCTATGCGGTAAGTGCAGGAGGGCAAGTTGCTATTGATGCGTCTGCTGAACCAGACATGGATATGTTCCTTGGAAACTCAACTGTTTCAGGAACAGCTTCTCTATCCGTTACAGGTCAATCAGTATCCACGGGTCTCGGCACAGTTAGCATAGATGCTCAGACTCCAGTAGCTGTTACTGGTCAGGCAATGAATGTTGCTCAAGGCACCTCAACAGTCATTGCTACAGGAAAAATAGAAGTTACAGGACAAGTTGTTAATTCTGCTGTCGGCACAGCAACAGTTAATGCGTCTGCTACAGCTATTCCAAATGGTAATATTATATCTACCGCTCTTGGAAATGTTACCGTTGACTCCAATACGATTGTTTCCGTTACAGGACTTTCTATGGATATGGTTATCGGAGATGCTGCTGTTTATGCATGGGTAACAGTAGACGATGCAGCCAATACACCGTTTGCTAACGTTGATGATAGTGCTACAAATACTTGGACAAATGTCGATGATAGTGCTACTAATACATGGCAAGATGCAGCTTAGGTAAATTATGTCAACATATTCAAGCAGACTACAAATAGAGTTAATAGGGGTTGGAGATCAGGCAAATGCTTGGGGCACAACAACCAATAACAATTTTTCTCAGTCTCTTGAACAAGCCATTGCAGGTGTTTATACAAAAAATATATCATCTGGCACTACCACAGTCTTAACAGATACAAATGGCCCTGCTACTCAAGCAGATAACGAAAATAGACAAGCTGCTATCATCTTTACAAATGCGGGAGCTAATCACACAGTACAGTTTACTTCAAAAGAAAAATTGTACTTCTTACGAAATGCTTCTTCGACTTATACAGTTACAGCTAGAATAGGCGCTTCGGGTAATACATATGTTATTAACCCTACAACAAGTGTCTTTTTGGCCACTGATGGTACTAATTGGTTTGAACTCCAGACATCAGGTGGCACATGGATTACAAAGAACGCCGCTTACACAGCTTTTAGTGGTGATAGAATATTTGTCGATACATCATCACAGGCCGTTACTATTACGTTGCCTGCCGCTCCTGCGACAGGAGACGAGATACGGTTTGTTGATGTAGCTAGTACGTTTGATACAAACAATTTAACAGTCGGAAGAAACAGTTTAAAAATAAATAACCAAACATCAGATTTAACAGTAGCAACCGAAGACGCAGCTTTTGGGTTAGTGTACTCAGGTGTGTCTTATGGTTGGAAGATAATGGAGAAGTAAAATGCCAACTTATGAATCTATCAAATATAAATTCTCAGGTACAGCAGTTACTGGTGTATTACAAGTAGCAAACAATTTAAGTGATGTCGCCGCCGCAGCAACTTCAAGAACTAATTTAGATCTTGATATTGGAGGAACTCCAGCAGCAGGCGCTGATGTACAAGCTTTTGTTTCTACAACAGCAGGGACAAATGTTAATGGAAACAGAACTGTAAGTACAAATGCACCAAGTGGTGGATCCGATGGAGATATTTGGTACAAATATACATAATGCCTTATGCCAATTTATGTTAAAGACGGTGGTACTTTTCGTGAGATAAGCTCTAGTGCTGGCTCACAAGTCTACGTGAGAGACGGTACATCCTTTACTAACAAAACAATTACCAATGCCTACGTCAAAGATGGCGGTGCATGGCGAACGGTCTTTACTTTATTTGATACACCAGGAAGTTTTACAATAGCAGGATCAGGTACAACAAATTTTAATGTTCCAGCCAATGCTAATGCTATTCACATACAACAAGCAGTTGGTGGTGGGGCTGGTGGAGTTGTAGGAGCTGAGTATGATAAAGCTGGTGGAGAATCAGGTGGAACAGGTGGTGGATCAGGAGCTTATATATCAGATAAAGTATATACGGTAATAGGTGGTGAACAATTAACTGCTATAGTAGGGGCTGCAGGCCCACAATCTGCAGGAAATCCTTACAACACTACTGCTGGTAGTGGAGGATTAACAAGTTTAACAGGTGCAAGTACTGGAGCAATATTTTCTTTAGGTGGAGGAGTTGGTGGATCATCTTCAGGAGGTGGTGTACAAGGTCCTCTTCGTTCTAATAATCCAAGTTCTGGAGGAACAGCTACTTTAGGATCTTCTTTATCTTCAGGAACTACTGTTGATGGCATTAATATTACAAGTTTTAATACAGGAGAAGTTGGAAGTTTTAATCAAGGTGGTGATGGCGTTGCAGGTGTAACGGGAGCAAATTGTGGGGGCGATAACTGTCAACAAACTGGTGGCGCTGGAGCGGCTTCTTACGCTGGCAATGTATCTGGTGGTTCTGGTGGACCTGCAGGAACAGCAGCAGGAGTAGGGTCTCAAGGTTCTGGTGGTGGAGGTGGAGGTGGACAACCTCAATCTTCTGGTGCTGACGGCGGTGCTGGTGAAATTAAATATAGATTTATAAGGATCGCATAATGCCTCTTACTAAAATAGCTTTTGCCCCAGGGATAGACAAACAAGATACAGAGTACGGTGCAGCAGGACGTTGGACTGATTCTGATTTTGTACGTTTTCGATACGGTCTACCAGAAAAGATTGGTGGATGGTTAAAATTAATTCCAACAACCTTGGTCGGTGTTGCACGAGACATGCACGCATGGACAGATCTTAACGGTGTACGGTACACGGCCATCGGAACAGATAGAAAATTATATATTTATACAGAGGGTGTAGCCTATGACATTACACCTGTTAGAGCTACAGGATCAATTACAGGATTTAGTACAACTAATAATTCGCCAACAGTTACCGTTACTGATCCAAGTCACGGTGCAAGTATAGGAGATTTTGTTACCATATCATCTACGTCAGGACCTGTTAACGGTATTCCTGCAGCGACAATGAATGCCGAATATCAAATTCTTACTATACCAACAAGCAATACGTATACAATTACAGCCGCAGCTAATGCAACAAGTACAGGAGCATCTGCAGCGACAGCAACAGCAACCTATCAAATATCTGTAGGCACAGCCGTATCACAATATGGTTATGGTTGGGGTACTTATCAGTGGGGTAAAGAAGCATGGGGCACGGCTCGTTCTACGTCTAACGTTACTATCGAAGGACGTAACTGGTCTTTTGACACTTTTGGTGAAGACTTATTAGCTACTGTAAGTAATGGTGGAACATTTAGATGGGATACATCGGTTGGTGTAGGAACGCCTGCCGCAGTAGTATCAAGTGCACCTACTATCTCACGATTTAATTTAGTATCAATGCCTGATAGACATGTGTTTTTATTTGGAACAGAAACAGTTATTGGAACATCAACATCTAAAGATGATTTATTCTTACGTTTTTCTTCGCAAGAAGACTATAACACATGGGTTCCAACAGCAACAAACACAGCAGGTTCTTTTAGAATACAAGACGGATCAAAAATTATAACGGCTGTACGATCACGTAACGCTGTATTAGTTTGGACAGATACAAGTTTAAATGCATTACAATTTGTTGGTGCACCTTTTACATTTAACTTAACACAAATAGGAGCAAACTGTGGAGCTGTATCTTTACACTCAGCAGTAGATGTAAACGGCACAGCCTTTTGGATGTCACAGAATTCTTTTTATAAGTTTGATGGTGCTATTTCTAAAATGCCTTGTAGTGTGCAAGATTATGTTTTTGAAGACTTTAGTATTACAAACCAACCAGAAACTTTTGCTGCTGTTAACTCAGAGTTTAATGAAGTAACGTGGTTCTATACCTCTAATGATGCCACACAAATTGACAGATATGTTACCTATAACTATTTAGAAGACTGTTGGTCAACAGGATCCTTGGCTAGAACAACATGGCAAGATTATGGCGTGTATCAAAAACCATATGCTACAGAATATTCAACAACAGGAGTTGCTAATAATAATGTTATTAACGGTTTAACAGCAGGAGCAACAACATTATTTCAACACGAAACAGGTGATGATAATGTAACACTACCTATTACAGCATTTATTGAGTCAGGTGATTTTGATATTGCTGATGGTCAACCTTTCTTACATATAGGAAGAGGTATACCAAACTTTAAAGATCTTACAGGATCTGTTGATGTAACATTAAAATTTAAAACATATCCGAATGCAACAAACAGTCAAACCGTTGTAAGAACTGTAGTTCCTACAACAGAAAAATTTGATTTACGAGGTAGAGGAAGACAAGCAAATGTTCGTATTGACAGTGACGCTGTTGGTGATAAATGGAGATATGGTACACTTCGATTAGATGTACAACCAGATGGAGGCAGATAATGGCTAAGATTACGACAACAAGATTTCCTCAAGCAACACCTGAGTATCAACCTACTATAATTGATATATTAACAAGGTTGTTAGAGCAGATAGTGCAACAATTAAACTTTGGTTATCAGCAGGATATAAAAGACGAATCAACAGCAAGGACGTGGTTCCTTGGCTGATTTATTTATAAGTAGATCAGGTAGTGCAACAGGAACTATTTACACTGTTCCAACAGCAAATCAAAACTCGCAACCTCCTGTACCACCAACAACTGCTTTAGTTAAAAGTATTCGTTTATCTAATCAGTCAGGCGGAGCTGTTGTAACAACAGTAGCTGTATTAGATAGTAGTAACAGTAATTTAGAAATAGAGTTGTTCAAAGAAAGTTTAGCTGACGGTGCAGAAAGCGAAGTGTTAACACAACCTATTGTATTAGAACAAGCTGATGCAATAAAACTAACAGGTGCAGTAAAAATATTAGTAAGCTTAATGGAGATAAATTAATGGCATTTAAGAAAGTACAAGACTCAAAAGAAATAGGTAAGCAAGTAATAGAAGGACAAGAAATTCCTATTATACAACCAGAAGTTCACGTTGAGGTAAAAAATAAAAGTACAGGGGCTGATTACGAATCAGAGGATGAAGCTAAACTAGATATTGCTAATCCAAACACAGCTACTACATCTGATGATGTAGAAACTAATGTTCAAATTAAAGTGACGAAGTTACCTGATGTATTTGGAAAAACTAAAAATCCCTAAGCTCCGCAATTTTCACAGAAATCATCACAAATACATTTATCTAAATCACAACCACAAGCTGGGCAATTATTGTCCATTTGCTGCCGCCTTATGTTTTGCCATGTTTTCTTGTACAAAAATTCGTTCATCTTCTGTTAAAGGTCTACCCATACTAGGAGGTTTAGATTGACATGAACACCCATCAACGTGTTTCTTGTGATCTCTTTCTACTGCTAATAAACGTTCATGATAGCGACTCACCTTATCTGCGAGGACAGCTATAGCTTTCAATACTTCTTGATTATCCATAATATCTCCTGATTTGTAATTTTGGGGTGAGATCTAATTTAAACACGTCTATCATAATTATCAAGTAATCTTTTTATAATTGTTTTCTTGACAACTTATTTTTGTTCTGAGTAGTCAACAGATAAATATTCTATTTTTGTCACCCAACCTTTAGGTATAGCAATAGCACCACCACCAGATATGTCGTCTTTATCTTTACTATAAGAGCGCATAATAATTATTTTTTCATCATTATTATGTATCATCCACCCTACTTCTTGACACACGGCTAACGGAGCATTTATCACATCTTTTATGTCTAACCATCCAGTTTCCGTGTCCCGTGCATCGCGCCACGTGAGACGAACCATAGGAACTTTCTTAATATCTATATCCATGTCTAATTTCTCATTGCACATTACAATAAAAACACCTATAAATATAGAATAAAATAGGCGCATTTCTCCAAGCCTCGCCATCTTGCTTTTCAACGAAAAACTAGTTGCTATGAAGGATTATGCATGATGGAATTTGACGAACAATTTATTGAGGATATCCCCCAATTAGGTATTGGTGGTTTCTTAAATAAAACATTTAAATCGGTAAAAAAAGCAGTAAAAAAGATAGCCCCTATTGTAGGTGGTGGTCTTGGTTTTATGATTGGTGGTGCTGCAGGCGCTGGTATTGGCGCTGGTATTGGTGGCCTTATATCAGGACAAAAAGCAGACAAGGCTCTTAAAACAGCATTAATGGGTTATGGTATTGGATCCATCGCAGGAGCATATGGCCCTCTTAAAGGTTTCGCTGGTAAAGGTTTACCTGGTGGTAAATTTGCTATGGGAGATGATTTTAATGTTATTAAAGGCGCTCAAAACATGATAGATAAATTTGCTAACGTAAGCGGTAATGCAGATAAAGTTAATCTTAAAAATCAATTAATTGAAGCAAAAGAATTAGCAATTAATAATCCCACAAAAGAAAATGTAGATGCATACAAGAGATTACAATATTTATCAGGCAGTAATAAACTTGGTGTAGGAGATGTCTTTAGTAAATCAAATTTATTAGTAGGAGCAGGTCTTGGAGGACTTTCTTATATGGATGCAAAAAATCAATTAGCAAACTTTGAACCTGGCGACCCTAATGCATTAAATCCCCTTTACTATAATGATCCACAAGAGTTTCAATTATCAGGACAAGGTGTTAAACCTTATTACTACACTGACATGCAAGATCAATTTGGTGTACCTATCGAAGAATTAACAGATGATTTTGTTCGTTACTCAGCAGAGGGTGGTATCATTAATTTAGCCGATGGATCAAAAAAATATTTTCCGCGTAAGAACGGAGAAATAGAGGGGCCTGGAACAGGAACAAGTGATGATATACCTGCAATGTTAAGTGATGGAGAATTCGTGTTTACCGCCAAAGCAGTTAATAATGCAGGTGGAGGTAATAGAAGAGAAGGAGCAAAAAGAATGTATCAAATGATGAAAAATTTAGAAAAAGGTGGTACACTCTCTGAACAATCAAGAGGAGTCGCATAATGTCAACAGCAACACAAATACAAAGAGAAGCGCCAGATATTGAGGCTCGTAAACTTGGTTTAATAGATACCGCTAAAGCCTTAACAGAAAAAGGGTATACTCTTCCTGATTATGTTTTAGCTGGACTTACTCCTGAACAAAAACAAGCTTTTAGTTTAGCGCAACAGGGCATTGGTGCTTATCAACCTTACTTAGATGCAGCTAAAGATTACACAACACAAGGACAAAATTTATTAAGTGGTATTACGGGAGCGCCAACGCAATCTCAATTAGACGCTTACATGAATCCTTTTCAACAGCAAGTTATTGATGCAACAATGACGGAGCTTGATAAAAGAGGGGCTCAACAATCAAATCAATTAGCTGGAGATGCTGTAAGAGGTGGCGTGTTCGGTGGTTCGCGTTACGGGGTTCAACAAGCAGAACTTGCAGGACAACAACAAGACGCAAGAGCGCAAGCTTTAGCAACTCTTAATGCACAAAATTATGGTCAAGCCATGCAAGGTTATCAAGGTGAAATGGAAAGACAAAGAATGGCTGGTTTAGGTATTGCAGGTTTAGGAGCTCAACAAGCTCAACTAGGTGCGCAAGCTCAAGGATTAGCAGGCCAAGATATTCAATCATTACTTGCTTCAGGTGGAATGCAACAACAATTCGCTCAACAACAAGAAGACATGAAAAGACAAAATTTATTACAAGGTATTATGCAACCGTATCAACAACTAGCTTTCTACGGTGATATTATGCAAGGTGCACCGTCCTCTTCGGCTGTCTTTAACACAGCTCAAGGATATGGCGGACCAAGCCCAATGCAAGCTGGTATAGGAACAGGCATAGGGGCCTTAACAGGTTTAGCAGGCCTTAAAAAATTAGGAGTAGTATAATGGCAGTCATGAATAGATCAATGTTTCAACGACCGATGCCCGTGGTTCGCCGTCAAGATGGCACTCCTATGGGAGGCGAAAGACAAGAGGGAATTACTATAGCTAATAATGAAGGCATTAATGCGCCAAGTTTATTTGAAAGAATAAAAAATAGTAAGGTTGTACAAGGTATAAATGATTTTCTTGATAAACCTACTGATCAATACGGAGAAGGAAGTGCTTATGAATTAAATGAATATGAATTTAATTTGTTGTATCCTAATGTAGCTTATCCTTCCTCTGTTATGGAAAGAATAATTAATACTGAAAGTGATGATTATAGAAAACTTGTAGAACTTACTGTTCCATCTGCAAGAGCAGAAGGTTCACCTCCTCAAGGTGAAATAGTAGAAGAACAAGTTAATACAGAGAACGTTGGTATTATGGATGGTTTTAGTGGCGGAGGCGGAGAAGCAGAAGCTATGGCCATGTTAGAAGAAGGCGAAAGAGCCAAAAATGAAATTGATGATACTAACACTTACGATGAGTTAATGCGCTCTATTAGAGGTGATGATTTAAGTGAAGCTGATAGAAGGCAAGAGTTAGCTTCTTACGTTGGAGAAAAAGATGCGGAAGAAACACCTGACAGTGTTTTAACTTTAGTTCAACCTGTTATGCAAATGCTTGATCAAGATAGCGCTAACACTGGTATTGGTCAAATAGAAGAAGGGCAAGAAATGTCTTCTATTGCACCAACACAACAAGATGCGGAAGAAATGATGGCGATGAATATGCCTCCACAACCTGTAGGCGTCGCTAACGGTGGATATATGAGTTCTTTTCCTAATCAAAATTTAAATACAGAGTCATTATCAGCAAGTGATAACATTGATGATCGTATTATGCAGAATTTACAATTTGAAAGAATGGCACCAGGAATGATGGGTTATGCTAATGGTGGACCAGTTCAACCAATACAACATTTTAATAAAGGTAATTTAGCTACTTCTTACAAAGAAGATTATCTTCCTTTATATATGGAATTAATGCAAGGATACAATGATCCTGAAAGAAACAAAGCTAATACCCTTATGGATATTTCTAAACTAGCTTTAGCTTATGGAAGAGGAGACATAGATCCAAGTCAAGCGGGAAGCATGTTTTTAGATTCAACACAAAAAAGAGTAAATACACAAGATGCAAAAGAAAAAGCTTTAGAGATGCAACTTAAATCAGGAGCACTATCATCAGCTATTGCAGCCGATACAGCGGCTAAAGCTGCGGGAGCAAAAGCCACAAATACATTAGTTAAAACAGGTAATGCAGAAAAAGATTTATTAACTGCTACTCTATTAGGCATGACTATAGATGAATTTAATGCAGCATATCCTATAACAGGAACAACTTTTCAATTTAGTGCTAATGGTTCTTTAAATAAATTTAATGAGCCAAAAGATAAAAAGGAATCATCGGTATACATTGGTACAATAGGACAATCTGAAGATACCGTATTTACAGATCTTAACCTTAACTTAGATGGTATTGCAGAGAATACTCTTGTTTACAAAAAACCTAACGGTGAATATGAATTCAGTACACCAAAAGCAAAAGATAAAATTGAATACGTAGTAAGTTACCCAACTGTAGTTGATGGTGAGGTAACAACACAAACGGCTGTTATAGATATTAGCAGTGAAGAAGGTATTAATAATTACAATAAATTCTTAGAAAAATTTGCTGATGCGGATAATGCATTTAAAAAATATTGGAAATTTGACAAAGTAGGTGGGCTCAATCTTGAAACTAATATTACTAATGTTCAACCTCAACCTCAAGCTAAAGGTGGTTTAATTAAAAAAAGAAATACAGGAACACCAATAGGAGGAGAAAATTCTAACGAAATTGAAATAGCACAAAACATTGATTTTGAAAATATTCCAACTAAAAATGATGGGTTGGTTGATGTGGAGTCACAAACAGTTAATATAAAAGAGGGTTCATCTAATGAAAACATATTAATTCAAAAAGCAAATCAAGGAGAAGAAGCTATAAAACTTTTGGATCAATTATATGAAGTTGCTTTAAACTATCCTCAATATTTTGGTATTATAGGTGGAGCAGCAAGTTACGGAAAAAGTGGTTATTTATCTTTAGATCAAATATTTAATAGTCTTTTAGGAGTAGATTTACCTGAAATTAAATTTCTTGACAGCCCTGTAATAGATCAAATTGCTGGTCTACAAGATTCTATTGCCTCTAAACTTGCAAGTGTTGAGAAACAAGGATCGTTTAGATCTATAACAAATAAAGAGAAAAATGATAAAAAAGATATTTTAAATATTTATGCAGGGAATGCTAAGAGAACAATGGACTCTATTAAACAGATTCGTAAAACTTTAGTTAATGATATTAATTCTTTTTACCGACAAACAGGTAACTCAGAGAAAAAATTTGAGACTCCTCAGTTTTACAATATTAAACCAAAAGACATCAAAAGTGAAGATATGAAATTAGAGATAATTAAAAGTTCTTTACCTAAAGAGATGATAGATATGATAGACACGGATCCACAAATTATGAATGCTATCACCGCAATTATGAATGGTAAAGATCCTGAACTGGTAATCAAGAAATATAAAGAATGGAAATCCTCTCAGTAACATGGCTGATGAAATTAATATTTTTGATGATATAGAATCAAATATCCCTGTTAATATTTTTGATGATATAGAAGGTCCTGAAGAAGAAACACAAACTCCTATTCCTGGAATGTTTGACATAGAACGTTTTACGGATAAAAAAAAATTTATTGGTGATTCTGAATTTTTAGAAGACTATGAATTAGTTGATCCAGATAAAATGGATTTTTTTGACAAATTTGTTTTTCAAACATTAGGTGGTAATGAAGAAGTTTACAGACAGAAAAAAACTGACTTTGGAGAAAACTTTATGCGTGCTCTTCAATCAAGAGATACAGCTTCTATAGTAGGAGCGTTAGGAGGATATGAAGGAGTTAGAAAATTAGCAGCTAATGCATTAAAAACTACTTTTAAAAAGAATCCTGTAGGCACAGTGCTATATGCCATAGGAGGTGGAACTTTAGGCGCAACAGCAATGGAGCAATTGTATGACCGTGTTAAAGGATTTATTACAGGGGAAGAAGAAACTATAGAAGAAATATGGGAAAAAGTTCCTCAAGATCTTAAAAGAAATTTATCCTTTGAAGCTTTTGGCGTAGGAATAGGATCTATTCCTTTTCTTTTTAAAAGAATTTTAATGACAGGAAAAAAGGGAGCCGAAGGATTAAAAAAAATAGCCGACAAATTTGGTATTGATTTTGCTCCTATAGATGTAGCTTCGGGGTTTGCTAAAACGTTTTTACGAATTGGAGGCATGTTTCCGTTGGTATCGGGACCAGTTGGAAAATTTGTAAAAAAAAGAGGTGCTCAATTGGAGTCAGCATTTGATGATACTCTATACGCTCTTGCTCCTACAGGCCAGACTCAAAGTCAATTAGGAAAAACTATTACAGAACTAGCTACCGCTACTTATAAAAATTTTCGGACAAAAGTAGGCGCTCAATATAATAAATTTTTAGATTTAGCGACAGGAAAAATAAACGGAAAAAAAGTATATGATTTTGACATTAACATAGTTCCATTAAGAAATACAAATCCTGATGCTAAAGATGTTCCTTATGTATTAGACGTCGCAAGAAGAATTATTAGTGATGCTCAACAGGGAGGAAAAGGTCAATTAAGCCCTAACGATCCAGGATGGAGTGAAGCATATAAAGTGGCTTTAAATATAGTGGATAAGTTTGGTGCTAAAAAGTTTTTAGATGTTAAAACATTAAGAGATTACATTACAAACACTATTAAAAAAGCACAAAAAAGAAGTTATGCTACAGAGGGAGGAGCCTCTGTTAAAGAATTAATTGATATAAAAAATTCTATTAATAATAGTTTTGGTAATTTAGATTTATCCAAAATAGATGCTGATTTAGCTGATCAAATTTTATCACAATACAAAATTGCTACCAACATGTATAAAAATGGATGGGAAGAAGGAGGAAAATGGTTTGAAGGTAAACCTCTTTTTGAAAGAGCTTTCGCAGGAAAATTTGATGCATTTAAAAATAATATATTTGACACAAAGTTAACTACAGAGGGAAAAAAATATTATGATGAATTTATTAGAGATATTTTAAAGACTCAATCTAAAGAAGGAATTGATGATTTATATAAATTATTAGGAGAAAATGATCAGGCTTTTGGATCCTTTGTTAGAGCGTATATAGATGAGGCAATAGAAAAATCTTTTAAAGTAGGTAAAGGAAAAAATGAATTTGAAACAACTTCAAATTTTTTAAACATTGATCCAGACGCTTTACTTAAAGCTCTTGGTTTTAGATCTTCTCAAGTAGCCAGTAAAGGATCTACAATACCTGTAAGAGAAGAAAGTTTATTACATGCACTAAATATTTTAAACAAAGAAGGCGCTTCTGTAATTGATGGAAATCAATTTAGACAGTTACTTGATTTTATGTCTCAACATAAAAGTATAAAAGTTCCTGATGTAAATCAATATATTCAAAGAGCTGCTGTGTTTGGTGGTATTGGATCTATTATAGGTAATTATTTTGGTGTTTTAAGTGTTGGTGATATAGGTATGGCAGGTGGCATGGGCTTAGTACCTACACTAAGTGCTAGAGGAATAGCAAGAGCTTTAAGTAATCCTGCTAATACAAAAATTTTATTTGATACTTTAGATACAAGTTTATCTTATTTTCAACGATATAGCGCAGGTATTCGTTTACTTGATTTAACACGTAATAATCTTAATGAGTCAATTGCCAATGCAACCGATGATGCAAAAGAAGGGTTACTTCAGTACAAAGAAGGGTTTGATCTTTTTTATGAAGACGTTATAAAAAATGCACCTACAGATGAAAATGCAGAAGAACCTATAGAATTTTTATTAGATGCTCCTGAAGATTCTTCTATTGAAGAGGAAGTTATTCAAGAAGATATTCCAGTAGACATTGTAGGATCACCTACTTTAGATGTTCCACAACCAGATGCAAACTTTAATATGGCCGCGGTCATTGACCCTATTCCTTCTCCTTCAAATCGTCAACCAGGATTAGATCCAGAAACAATAAGTCAATTAGAAGGTGTAGGTCTTCCTTTCTTTGCAAATCAAGGGGGCATAGCTTCTTTAATGGGTAATAAAAAACCACAACAAATGGTATCATAATGGGTATCTTTAGTTTTCTATCAGGTAAAAAGAAATCAACACATACCTCTTCAGGTTCCTCACAACCTAATTCTCCTCAATCTCAATCAGTAAATGAATCAAATAAAGCTATTGAAAATTTAATAGCCAATAAAGACAAATATCAAAATAATCAAATAGCTGGAGATAATCGCAACGAATATCAAATGAGAATGCAAGCTCTTAAAACAGGGCAAACTTTTGATCCTTCTAATTTTACATTTACAGACAGAAAAGGAAATCAAATTAGTGCAGGCTCTGATAATAAAACTATAGGAAATGCAGGTGGTGCGGAAGCTTATAAAAAAAGATTTCCTATAACATCTGGTATTCAAAATTTAGTAGGCGCCGCATCTAATCTTATTCCTGGTGTTAGTATGGCTAAATCTATTTTAGGTGTATTAAATAAAATGGGTGGAAAAGTTAAATCAGGAGCTAGTCTTATAGGAGATAAAACAGGAATAACAGATAGTAAGGTGTATAGAGATTTAGCAAATGCTCCATCAGGTTTTGTAAAGGATTTAAAAAACATGCTTACTATTGATGATGGTAATAAGGAAGAGACTGTTTCTCTTGATATGGAAAGTATTAAAAATGATAAAAAAATTAAAAAAAATAATTTTATTAATACTGACAATTTATCTGAAGAACAAAAATTAGAATTATTTAATAAGGCACAAACTGCAAGCGAGATTGTAAATAACTCTACTGTAAATGAAATAGTAAATAGGTTACCTTATCAGTATCAAGCTAATCAAAATGATTTTGACGCGCTTCGCGGTAATCGTTCCTTAGATTTTAGTCAGTTAGCAGGAGCTCCTAATAATCCTAGAATACCTTTTTCTAACTTTAATGCAAATAATGTTGGAATAGGAGGTGTTACATTAGATAGCACAGCTTATCGAAACTACTTAGCTAATAAGGGAGGGTATCCAGACACAGGAATAAGTAACATTAACATGATTAAAGAAATGAAAGACAATCCAACTTTAATAAATAGAGAAAGTCCTACAGGTTTAAACTTTAATGCATTAGGAGAAATTTCAAACCCTCAAGATTTAGATGCTTCATTAAGAGATGAGTTTTTAAATAGGAGAATAATTTAATGGAAACTAATTTTAGAAATGCTATTTGGCTAGGATTAATTTTGGTAAGTGCTGGAGTAACTTATGGAATGATGTCACAACGATTAGAAGCAGTTGAGTCACAGCAACAGCAACTAGAAAAAATAATACTCCAAGACATACCAGACATAAGAGAACGAGTGATACGACTTGAAGTATTATTAGAGAAAGCATTAGATAACTAATTTTTCAAACGTTACATTGTTTGATCCCCATTTTCTTAAATAGTCTTCATCAATACTTGCAGTAAAGTTATTAGGATCTTTTAGTTTCTCTTCAAGAAAGTCAGCTTGTTTTCTAAACTTATCAACATTTTCCTGAGATCTTCCTATTTTAAATAGCTTGGACATAATCAAAGCATCGGGAATACTATTTGCTAATTGATCTATTGTGTAACTAAAATCAAATGACCTAGTTCCTTTTTCATACTTTGATTGAAACCAAACTTTATTTTGAGTTTTTCTTCTCCACACCGCATACGTTTCTTTAATCGTGATACGCGGAACGTTAGTGTTATTTCTTACCACATAAAATCTTTGTGGCTTGTCATAATATTTAGCCTCACCTTTTTTTAAATCAAACAAATCAATCATAGGACCCTCCAATATTTACCTTTGATAATAACAGGTTTAGTTTTATATTTAGTATCAATTGCAATTACTTTTAATTTCAATTGATTATTCACAAATCGACAAATCTGAGAAGAACTAAGCTTAGGAAACTTATCTCTCATCTTAGCAATAAGTGGTTTTTTCTTTAAACCAGTATCAACTAAGCTAGCAAGAAAAGACATCAACTCTTGTTGGCGCTTTTTCTTTTCTTGTTTAGGCGACATCGGTAATGAAGGCACCACAATCTTGGGTGCCTCAGAAACAGAATTCAAACCTTTACCTTGCCTACCTTCTTTTTTATCCCTTTCAGCAAGGTCACGTAAAAATTTTGGTATCTCCAAAATCTCATCATCAGGATTAGGAATGATTTTAATAGTTTTAATACTCATGCGTACCAACTTTCTAATTGTTCTAATTGTTCTGTTTTAAATTGGATAAGTCTTCTAGCTCTTGTATGACTATCTTCTTTATCAAACTTATAATTCCAAACAGGCCTCTTTAGCTCACTTTCATAGTGAGCTATAGATTCTTTTAAAAGTTTAATTTCTTGTTTAATTTCAGGATGCATTTATATATCCTCCTGTTCTTGCTCTTCTTCTTTAGCATCTAATACCCAATCAGTAAAAGAAGATTTTTTATTCTGACAAACATCACCTAAAAAACTTTGTAAGATAGATCCTCTCATTGGATTTTTTCTAGATATTTTAGCAATGCTGTCTTTGAAAGTAAATGGAACATTAAAATCCATTTCTATTTGTACTGGTTCAATAAAATTAAGCGGCTTGTGCATGACTTTCTCCTTTCTCGATATGTTCAACACCTTTTATTTTAAGGCTGATTAAATTATTTAGTTGTATTGATCTCCAAGCTTTTTTTGGATCATCAACTTTTTTAAGAACGTTAACATCAATACATTCTAATAAATGATTTCTGTCACCAAGTAATTCACCACCTGCAAAAAACTTTTGATCTTTTACATGTAGTTTAGCAAGTATCTTTCTCTCTTCACCATTACTCTTAGTAAAAATTGCAGAGAAAAATTCTGGGCCAATTATTTTAAATAAGTCTTGTTTAGTATATTTCATAATTCCTTCTTTCTAAAATTATAAGTATATATTATATAATATTATATCATACGCAAGACATATCTATTTTACCGCAGAAAACCGCCAATATTTCTAAGTAGCATCACCCCAAGATTTTCCTAAATCACAATCAACTTTACTTGGAACTGTTAATTTTACAGCATGTGCCATTAGTTCCATTATTTTATTTTTAGTTTTTTCTTCACCATTAAAACTTAATGTGAGCTCATCATGAATTTGTATTAGAGGAATTAAATTTTCCTTATATAATTCTATCATTGCTTGTTTTGTTTGATCCGCCGCTGATCCTTGTATCAATCTGTTTAATGCTTTGTAAGTACCAGCTCTTTGTAAAATGTGATGCTTACCATATTTTAATTTTGCTTGATCTTCTGGTAGAGCTTTGAACACGCCAAAAGTGGTCGGTTCCCATAACTCAAAACGACATTTTCTACCTTTGATTGTTGAGACGTAACCCTCACTATTGGCGAAGTTTGATACGCGTTTAGTTAATTCCTTAACAAACGGTACCTTAGAATTGTACTCCTTTAAAATTTCTTTTGCAACATCAACGTTCACTTGCAATTCGTTGGAAAGTTTGTTAACGCCCATGCCATAAAATAATCCAAGGTTAATAGTTTTTGCCTGATCTCTGCCAATGTTAGCAATGTTTGCTACTATACTATGGAAATCTGCATCAGGATTTTTTTGATATTCTTCCACAACATCTTTAGCTCCTTCGCATCCTAAGCTTGAAGCAAAGTGTGACGCGATCCGTGGTTCCTGCTGACTATAATCAAAAGATCCCCATGTCTCACCTTCTTCAGGTAAAAACAATCCTCGTATTTGTTTTTTAATTTCTTTATTACGAGAAGGTAATTGTTGTAAGTTTGGATTAGAATAACTAAAACGACCTGACACTGTTCCTGATGTACCATCTCTCATCTGATGAATGCTTGCATGAATTCGTCCTGACTCACCATGTTTTAAAATAGTATCAATAAAAGTTGATTGCACTTTATTAAACTCTCGAGCACTTTGAATCTTTTTAGCAATTGGATGTGAATGATGAACTAAAAAATCTTTAGTGAAACTAGGTGCCTGTGTTTTTTCTGTTCTTGGATAATCTATTTTAAGTTTATCAAATACTTTTGCAACACTAGCCGCAGCCCAAACATCAACTGCGATACCCGTGTCTGCCAGTATTTCATCAAGTATCTTCTTTTCTGTATTCTTAAAACTTTTTTTATAACGTCTTGCTTTATCTCCATCAACTCTTACTCCTCGTTTTGTCATTTCAAATATAATTGGTATAAGATTCATCTCTAATTTATACACTGTGTTTAAACTCTGTTTTTCAATGAGTGGTCGCATGTGGTGAAACAGTCGTAAAGTCAAGTCTGCATCTTGCTCCGCATAATCACCTACAAAGATAGCTGGCAACTTGTACATTTCATTTTTAGGATCAATACCAAACTCAGTAGCCGCTTGTTTTAAAAGTGTTTCATCTTTTATTTCACCAAGCATATCTTTTCCCACTGCACTTAATGCATAAGAAAATTTATTCTCATTTAAAATAGGAGCCATTAACATTGTATCAACTATAGGTCCTTTTACCTCTATGCCTTCAGCATGTAACCAACCTAAATCGTAAATAGCATTGTGTGCTACTTTGATAGCATTAGTTTGCATTAACTTTTTAACCCACGTTAAAACACGTCTTCTATCCCAATTGAAACCATTCTCATGACGAATAGGATAGTAACCCTTCCAACCATCCACGGCTACCGCTACGCCAATAATATGCCCTGTTTTAGTTGTCCATCCTGGTCCAGTCGTTTTTAATTGTGGATCATATGTTTCTAAGTCAAAAGCAATAACCTTTGCATCGGTAATATCAGGTAGTTCATGAGGTGGTACCCACTCAGATTTTGTAAAGCCAAAATTATTCTGCATCTTTACCCTCCTCACGTTCTGCTATCTCCCCTGCGATTGCGCCGTACGCTGCTAGGTCTACATAACTATCAGATTTACGACTATGCATGAGACGCGCTACTTTAACTAAAGCCATACAAATTGCTACATCATGAGCTGATATTTTTTTATTTAAAAAAGCAGACCATAAGTTAGCGATGTTTTGATGATTGGTAACCCGATCTCCGTAATCCGTGTTTCGTGCTCCGCCGATCAATTCAATGGCTTTGTTAAGTATCTTTTTATAAATCATCATGCATCCTTTCATCACCGTACATTCGGTAACCTTGTTGTTTTTGAGCCTCAACAATATACAAATTGTTTTTAGCTCTGGTGACAGCAACATAAAAAACACGGTGTTCATCATCAGGATTTTTTAAATAAGATCTGTAAACAATCTTTCCTAAATCTAATAACACAATAACATTTTCACATTCTCCGCCTTTAGCTTGATGAATTGTAGAAACACGAATTCGTGGTTCTGCTGTTATGTCTTCACCTATTTTCTCAAGCCGCCGTAAATAAGTAATTTCAAAAGGTGTTAAAGAACTGAGTACATCCCACCATTCTCCATCGACAAGTAAACCATGATGATCTTTTAGTTGCTGTAATGAAAATAATTGTTTATCATTCTCCACTTTCATTGTTTTGTGACCATGTTTAATTCCAACTTTAGTTTTTATTTTATTATACAAAGTTTTAACCTCTGTTAATGTAACCGTGTTGCCAAACTTTAATTTTTTCCATACATCGATAGCCCCTAAAACAGTCGTAGACACTGGTCTATGCTCACCTCTTCCATACCAATAACCTTGTTCTAAAAGTATTTCTTCTATCATTTCATTTCTAATTTTTTTTGTTCTGCCAAGGATCAACCAGTTTCCAGAAGATAAATCAATGTGTCGTAAATGTGGTATACGATATATTTTACCTTCATCTTCTTTTGGTTGCCAAACTTTAGGACGCCTATTTCGTATTTTAGTAATAATATTATTAGCTAATCGAAACACTCTTCGCGGACAACGATACGATTTATCTAAAACTTTTACCGTTCCTTGTAGAGATATAAATTTATCTACATCAGCACCTGACCAACGAAAGATAGCTTGATCATCATCACCTGCAATGTAAACCTCTTTACTATTACTAATTAATTTATCTACCATGTTATATTGAACGCGAGGCATATCCTGAGCTTCGTCTATAAAGAGCACATCAAACTGTGTCGAAACTGTGTCAGTTGTGTAATCAACAATCATATCTGTATAATCATAAAGCTCATTAACTTTTTTGTATTTATTTATAACTCTGTTTAAATAATCTAACTTAACCATATTAATAGGATCAGGGTAAAGTCTTACCTCTTCAGCTAAACTAATATCTTTTAAGCGCGCTTTGTTAATGAGATTTATAAATTGATGATTAGAGTTTGTATAAACAGAATCATCATTATCATTAAAAACTAAATTAAAACCAACTTTTGAAGACAACTCTTTCCAATGTTTTTGTTTCATTAAGTTATCTTCTTTAACAGCTAGATGTCTAAAAGCAAAACTATGTAACGTTCTAAAATGAGTTAAATCATCTCTACTTGCTTGAAACTTATGTCTTGCTCTATCCTTAGCTTCATACGCTGCTTTCTTAGAAAAAGAAAAGAAACCAATTCTTTCCCAAGGAACACCCTGTTCTTTTTTTTGCTGACATATATTTAACAGCTCTGTTGTTTTGCCTGTACCAGGAGGTCCTACAATTATATTAATCATTAAAACAATACTCCTTGTGTTTCTATGTTTGTATTTGTTTTGTAATTTTTATTTTTAAACTTAGGATAATCTAAAATTGGATACTTAAAATTTTTTAAGATTTGTTTTTTATCTTTTTTATTTGCTATAACATAAAGATAACGATGTTTTCTAGGTCGTTGTACAACATGAAATTTATCGGGATTATTTTTTCTTTCTTCTAATGTATATTGCTCACATATTGTTTTACTATGTTTATTTGTTCCTTTCATTCTCCATTCAGTTCTTTTATCAGACAAACCAGTATATAAAAAATTTGTAGCTTGATAAATATATCCTGTGTGATGTTGACTCGTATCTGCATAAGAAACAATTATAACTGGTCTGTGTAAAAGCTTAAAAGAATTACTCACTAAAAAAGAAGCCTCATTTTTAATATTGTTTTTTAAAACAAGCCTATTTAATTCTAATACTTTTTTCCTGTACTCATCTCCTGCAATACCTCTACATAAAGATTGAGAAGCTGGAGATCCATAACAAACAACACCAACTAATTCATCATTAAAAAATAAACCAAAAGAAAACTGTATCATTGGCATTCTTTTTGCATAATGAATTCCTAATATAAAAGGCTTTGTTTCTTCATATTTTATTGGCATTACTTTATAGTTCTCCATAATTAAAATGGTATAACCTCATCTTCGGTTCCTCCTAAAATATCTTTATCTGTTTTTTCTTCTGTTTTTAAATCAGGCATCTTTTCCATTTTTTTAGGTTGTGTATATGCAGGTATTTTCCACGCTCTTGTTTGTATTCCTTTTGGATATACCATCACATCTTTACCCTCTAGATCTTTTATTCGTTGAACTAACCAAGATCTATTCTCTTTAAAGTTTTTCGTATTCTCTAACCATTTTGATAAGTCACGTAAACGAAAGTATGTCGAATTCTCTTCCGCATTAGTATAGGGTTTTTCCATATCCAATTCATCAATATCAAACGACTCACCTCTTGCGGTACAAAACTCAAATAAATAATCTTTAAACTCACCCACCTTAGATACATCTTCAGGCATATTAATTGTAGTAATTGTTTCAAATAATCCTGACTGTATTTCTTCCCAGTCAGCTTGTTTCATCATAGGTATGTAACGTAATAATTTTCTTTTAACTAATTTACGTAAACGATGATGATATTCTATTTCATCTTGTACTTGTGTCTCTACTGGATGAGAGTCTATATCAAGATACCAAATACGTGGTTCGCGATCCGTGACACGTAAGTTCGCATATACAGGATGATCTTGACCTGATGTACCCACACCAAACTTTCTTAATTTACATTTAGCTTTTTGACAAACACTAGCGATAGGTTGATCATTACATTTATACATATATTTCATGGTACCATCAGCTTTATCAGCACCAACTTGTTTCATAATAATACCTACCTCATTAGTATTTAAAGGTGGGTCCATGTATTCGCGGTTATATGTTTCTAATAAATTCTTCCAGTCATCAGGATTAGACTTACGATAAAAAATTCCCACACTAAATAATCCATTATTTCTTGTCCCCTCTGGATAGCCTTGATCCGTTAAAATTTCTAAACATGGAGGGCCATCAGCCATGTTATTATCTTCTACCTGTATTAATATTTTACCAATATCATCACAGACATTTTTGTCATATAACTCAAAGAATTCTTCTAGTGTAGCACCTTCACCATTATCAAGAAACGCGTACCGTGTTTCGCCGTGATAAGGTAAGTTCAGCCACGATCCAGTGTCTTGCTCATCAGAGAGTTTAATTTGTTTAGGAAATACCTCCGCTTTTGCATAGCCAAGATGAGCGCGTATTTCTTTTAACTTTTCATCAAACAGAAAAGCAGGTTGTGGATTTTTGGAAAATAAAAAAAGATGAGCACCAAAAGATTTGGAGGCACACATCACTAATGGTAGTTTGTATTTTCGTATTTGTGATAATATTTTTTTATGATCCAAAGGGTACTCGTCAATATCAATACAACCCCACGTACAAGTTGCATCGTCTCGAATGGGAACAATACCTAAAGCACGATCTTTTCCTTCCAGATGATCCTGAAACATTTGTAAAGTAGGTTCTTCATGAACTGTACGCATGCGTCCATCACGCTTGCCATTTTGTTTTGTTTGGGTGTACTCATAAAAACCGTGAGCTCTATCTAACCCATCAAATATATTTTTAAATTTTTCTACTTTCATAAATAATAATATAACTAGGGGCCTTGAAGGCCCCTAACCTAGGTAATTAAGGTGATTACGATCCTAAAACGCCACTATCCACATTGGGTGTAACGTCTTTTAAACCGCTATCGTCATTATCATTATTTGCCTCTGGAGCAGGATCTATTGATCCTGATGTCACAAGCTCATGAAAATGTTTAGCCTCCTCCACTATATAAGATGGATTAGGAATATCATTGACTGATTTATCCAAGGTGATTTTCCATCCCCACCAATCATTCTTTTTATTTGCTTCTTGTACACCTTCCATTTTGTATACATTAGCAAACATTGGTAATGTTCTTAGTGACCCATCACTGGATTTAATTTTCTGATTCATCATCATCGTATTCCAATAACGGGATTTTTTATATTGTGTCTTCTGCATAATAATTTGGCATCGTTCAAACGATCCATCATCATTAATTCGTAAAACAAAATACTCAGCCGTCGTTACAATATAGGTAGGAGAGATCGCTCCATTAATCATGTAATGATCTTCCCCATCCGCGCCACGCGTTAAAGCTGGCATGTCTTCAGGCTTATAAATTTTTACAGGTGCACCAGTCCCTTCACCTAAAGGTGACCACTCTACTCCACGTACTCTAAAGGCACATGGAACTACAGCTATGCTTTTGTAAAAGTCTTTTGTAACAGAATTAAAAATATCACCTTGCTCAAGTCCTTCTACAAACTTTGCATTTGATTTTTTAATCTCTGGTGTTTGAGAGCTAGCAATTTTTAAAAATGGTATTGCCATTTCTTGCGCACCAACATTTTCAAAGCCAACACCAATGTGGCTTGAAAAGTCTACAACATTAGTCGATATTTCACTTTTCTTTTTTTTCGTTACATCGTTCATCGTTATTTCCCTTTTTTAATTTTCACTTTGTTACCCATATACACATTAAATATATCTATAGGTAAATCGGTACCTTTATTTATTTGTTCACCAACAAAGGCGTTCAAGGTCATAGGCTCGACCTTGCGTTTTTGGTCAGGAGCTAAACCATTTTGCTCTAAGTCTTCTACCAACTTAGATGCCTGATCATTATCTCCTTTACCAAACCTCACTGACACAATGTTTTTAATTAGTTCATCGTGGTTATTTTTTTCTAACCATCCAAAACATTCTGCTTCATTATCTTTAGTGATGCTCGCTTTATAAAAGGGTTTATAACTTATTGCTTCACCACTCGTCAGTTTAATCTCTTTAACTCCTCGTTGCTCCATCATCTGAACAATTGAATCATTCATTTGTTGTAGCTCGGATTTTTTTCTTTTAACGTCGTTTTCTAATGAAAGTATTTCGCTTTCAATTTGTAAATATCTGTTGGATGCTTCTGACACATCTTTAACCTCAGATATTTCTACTTTATTTTCTTCAGGTAAAAAATTTGTAAAATCAACTTTCTCTGTCATAGTTATTCCTCTCGTGTAAGTCTATCTGTATGGGGAGATATGTATGCGATTGGCGATCATATTTTAAAAGATTATATCGGCCACGATTATTTTCTGCAGCAACAGAACAACAAAGACCAATCATTGATGGATCACCAATCAATAATAAATAATCTTTATCATTAAAATCTTTTAATATATTTTTAGCCTTACGTATCGCTGGTCCAGGTGATAACATAATTTGTTTTCCCTCCTCAAATATAGGAATAAGTTTTCCATATTCCTGAGCAGTGATTACATTAAATCGAGATACCTCTTGGATAACGTACACATTTCCTTTGTTTTCTGAGTCTTTCATCTTTCTAGGGGAGTCTATATTATTTTTATTTTAATTATACAAGAAAAATGTTATCGTTTTTAAATTTTATAATTTAGAAAGTTATGCCGAAATATAAATATAGTTTTAAAACAACGCCTTACGAGCATCAATTAGCATCTATGGGAGCTATGTTAAATCATTTTTCTAAGCAAAATAAAGAGTTTGCGTTGCTTATGGAAATGGGTTGTGGAAAAACTAAAGTATTAATTGATGCGTCTTCGTTTCTTTATGACAATGGATATATTTTTGGTTTACTCGTTATCTGTCCTAACGGTGTTAAGGGAACGTGGGTTAAAGAAATTGAAACACATATGCCAACACACGTGGATCGTAACGTAGTCGTATGGACAGGACAAAAAACAAAAAAGCATGAAGAAGAATTACAAACATTATTTATTACGGAACCTGCGAAAGTACATTTTAATATTTTAATTATGAACGTTGATGCGTTTACCACGGACCGTGGACGCAAGTTTGCTGATAGATTTCTGATGACCCGTCAAGCATTGATGGCTGTTGATGAAAGCACGATCATTAAAAACTCAACCGCGTTACGTACCAAAGCCATTACCAAGCTTGGTAACTTAGCGCGTTATCGTGTTATCATGACAGGATCCCCTATTACTAAATCTCCTGAAGATCTGTATGCGCAATGTAATTTTTTAAATCATGAACTATTAGGTTTTAGTTCTATTTATACATTCAGAGCGCGTTACTGTCAGATGCAACGATTATCTTTTGGTGGTCGATCGTTTAATAAAGTAACAGGATATAAAAACTTAGAAGAATTAAATTATAAGTTACGACAATTTTCTTATCGTGTTTTAAAAAAAGACGCGCTTGATCTTCCTGATCAAGTATGGATGAAAAGAATTGTTCCAATGACAACGGAACAGCTTGATGCGTACATGCAAATGAAACGCACTGCTTTAGTGCAACTCAAGCAAGAAACATTGACGACTACGTCAGTGCTCGCCCAAATGATAAGGCTTCATCAAATAGTGTGTGGTCATATGGCAACCGATGATGGTAAAGTATTATCGTTACCAAATAACCGCGTTAAAGAACTATGTGCTATTCTAGAAGAGCACGGTGATAAAGCGATCATTTGGGCGAATTATCGTCATGACATTCAAGAGATTGAAAAAACATTATTAAAAAAATACGGTCCGCGCTCCGTGGTCACGTATTATGGAGACACACCACAAAATATTAGACAAGAAAATATTAGACGATTTCAGGAGGATGAAGATACACAATTCTTTATTGGTCAACCTATGACAGGCGGTAGAGGTATTACGTTAACTGCAGCTAGTCTTGCTGTCTTTTATTCAAACAATTATGATTTAGAGATCCGTGAGCAAGCAGAGGCACGTAACCATCGTATTGGTACAGAAGATAAAGTCACTTACATTGATCTTGTTTCAACAGGAACAGTTGATGAAAAAATTATTTATTCACTAAGAAATAAAATAAACTTAGCTACATCGGTGTTAGCTGAGGACATAAGGAAATGGTTAATATGATTCCATGTCCCAATTGTAAAGGAAACGGATATGTCAAACTATCGTTTGAAGCAGAGACCAACATTGAACAGTGTAAGGTTTGTCACTCACAAGGGGAAATCGATGAAAATAAATACTACCACCAATCGTGGACCGAGGGTACGAACGACAGTATTAGCATCTACTACGGACCACCACTTGATCCAGAATGCTTTAAAAACTACAAAATTTCGGGAGAGTAAGCCAGTAATACAGTTTAAGGGAGAGCCACCCTTTTAGAGTTCCAAGCGAGTTATTCACATTTTCCTCCTTAAAAAATTAGGTTGCTCGCTTGGAAAAAATTACATATAATTCGCCTAAATATAAAAAAAGGCAAAGGTTATGTTGTTACCTAATAGTCCTGTAAGAAAAATATCTCAATGTCCAAAATGTGGCGAGGTATCTCTTAAATTTTATAACCCTCAATATAATAAAGTTTTAAAAAAAGAAGAGTGGGAACAGGTATTATCAGATGGTCTACAGGCCCTGAGAAAAGTTCTCGGACCTGTAAAAGAAGACCCAAAGTTTTTTATGGATTAATTGTTAAGACGTTCATCTATTATTTTACCAATGATGAACACCATGAATCCAATACCAACTAGGGCTAAGAGTATTAGCCCTAATAAAATATGCGTTATCATGATGACTCTTCAACAATCTTTTCTAATTGCATTGGCCTTGATAGCTTTGTTTTTTTACACATTAAATCAAGCAACTTTCTTGTCTTCGCTGTAATCATTTGATTGTAATGTGTTAATTTTTTCTCTTTCTTTTTCATGTTCATCCTTAAAATTGTAACACCTGATACATAAATGATCAGGATATTTATTCTTTATCGCTATCATCAACCACTGATGATAACGTCTATTGCACGATTTACAATCGTGAAACTCATCAAACATTCCCATTATTTTTTTAACTCCCCTTCTCTTTGCCATGTGTCTTCTCCTCTAACTGGTTTGCTATACACGCCAGTTGCAGGATATAATGTTTCAAGATCGTTTGCTTGCCAACCAATAACACCATTGTATTGATTAGCTATGAGATGAAATTTAATTAAATCAATTCTTCTTTTCTTCTTCCTAAAAAAATTAAAAAACTTTTTCATTGATCCTCCTAAGCTGCTTTATCTGAAAAAATAGATTCTGGATCGCCCCATTGCATCGCAAAATTTACTCTTTTATTTTTAGGTGTTTGATAGTTCATAATATCATCAATACGTTGAAGATATAAACCGACTGTCGAACAGTCGTACAATCTATCTCTAACCATATTAAGTTTATTCATAAAAGTTTTATGATTGTAATTACGATCATGAAACACGCGGATCATTGCTTGAATAAATGCACGTCTTTTGTAATTTTTATAATATGGTTCGACGTCCATGATACGTTGCGCCCATTTTTTACCTTGCTCCAACGTTTCAATTTTTAATGTGCCATCATAAAACTTATCTTTTAATCCTGCACGGCTACGATATCCTTTTGTACGACACAAAAGAAAGATAGTGCTCCAATGATCAAAGCCCCATTTCTCATACAATGATTTATAGATTTGATATTCCATATTATTGTATTCAGAATAACGGTTCATCCATTCCGTAAAGCCCCAGTTTTTTCTATTTTGATTTAGAATAGTAACATCATCAATAGTAGCACCAGGAACTACATAATAATAGTAAGGAAGATTTAATATCTCACAAGCCATTAAACGATGTTGACCCTCAATGATTTCTAACTTTTCGTTAACACACGAAGGATTTATAATAAGCCCATTCTTTTCCATGCTTTTAACTAAACCGTTAACATGGCGGTCGTTTATGGCCCTATTACCTTTGATAAATTTAAATTTTTTATAATCAAAAGATTTTAATATTTTAGTCATGAAGCCCTCCTATCTCCTTTATTAAACCTGACTAACGTTCCGCCGAGACGCCTAACGTTAGCTTCGGCACACGCCTCTGCAAACTCTTGTTCGCATTTTGACTGACAAAAATAAAAAGATTTAGCTGATGTTGCGTACCCTAAATCCTTCCCTATGGTATTCAATCCTACACCAAAAGTATTGCGACGGAACTGGCCGTCGCAATTAACACATTTACTGACTATTGGATTGCCTTTAATCATTGATCCTCCTGAACATTATCATCAGCATTTATAACCTCATCTATTCCACTTATGACAAGGTTATCTTCATTATGATCTTCATTTAACTTTATGGAGTCAAGAATAGCTTTTCCTCCTTTATTCATGTGATAAGTAATATCTACCCATCTACCCCAAAAAGTATCAGTGCTAAAAGCATATACCCACCCTGCATCCGAAGGCGTTGTTGCAATGCCTCCTTTATGAAAATAAAACTCGTATTTCGGGTTTCCATTAGAAGAGTTATTTAATTTTTTAACTCCTGAAACTTTTATATTTATAATCGATTTTTTAGTCATTTCTTTCTCCTGTTAAAATATAAACCAATCTGCAAGTGCAACCAGACTTACAGGTAATGAAAGAGCAAGGTAGATCCAATCTTCCTTGCTCGCTAATTTAAGATCGTTGATAATATATTTAATCATTAAATTCCTCCCCAACGAAATCATTAAATTTTAAAAAACAACCTCTTAAAGAATACCATGCATCTTTATGACCTTCTTTTTTTATCTTGATAAGAACTTGACTACCTTTACTTACATAGTCTCCACCAATCATCCATCTGTTGTTTACTTTTTCTGCTCTAACTCTTTCACCGTTTAGTAGGGCTTCGTATACTTTTTTCATCGCTTCCTTCTTTCTATTTGTTATGCCTTACTTATATAGTATTTTATAATATTTTAAAACATTTATCTAATTATTGGCGGTTTTCTGGGGTTTCTAGGGCCTCTATTATTTGTCTAATCCATGAATTTTCATCAATCATTTCAAAGTACAACCACGTACAATATTGATCACTCAAATTACCTTGTAGGAATTCATCGTATCTGCAGTCGCGCATGAAGGTTTGGTAGGGCGTATGATAAACATAAAGGTAACAACATACGCCCACCGTGATACACGCGACCACCAACTTAATCATCTTTTTTATCTGGAAGAGGATTAGTTGCTTTATCGATATCTTTCATATCGTCTTCGCGCCAATAGATATCTTTTTTTCGCTGTGGATGATTAATAATTTTTTGAAAAGCCACATGAAAGTTTGCTACCCAGTTACTTAATTGAGATTTATAGCTTTCATACCTCTCTTTGAATTTCTTTTGACCTTCAGGATAATCCATCCACCCAATTTTTAACGGATCAAAAGTTTTCTTCCCTACAACATGCGTAGAATAATATAAGTGATCCAGTTTATCAAAAATATTCTCCTCAACAAGCTTATCGATTTGATCGAGCCTATCATAAATAGACTTATCTTTTTCTGCTTGACGAAAATCTTTAATAGTTTTTTCTGCCTCATCTAATTTTTTAGATAAATTTAAGTTTTTAACCTCGAGTGATCTTAAAATAATATTAAGGATCTCCGCTTGATTGATAGTAAAAGACTCAGAGAAAAAGTTTTTGATTTCAAGTTTATTGTCATTCCACTGATCTTCATACATACCAGTTACATTAATATGACGTATTAGATCCTGTTTGGAGGGTTCATTAATATCTCCATAAAAATCATTTATATTCCATTGATCAGGATCAATCCCTTTACCAAAATTAAGAGGTAATATTTTTTCATATTTAGTACCTCTCCATTCATAATCATTAACATGAGCAATCTCCTCTGTATCAGTATTAATGCTCCGCGTTTCGCGATCAAGCGGTTCTTGATAACTCTCTTGATCATACGCATCATAATTTTTTTCGTGATCCAGCTCCTGATAAACAATGTTGATCAGGAACTTTTTAAAAAATAATAAGTCTTTTTTTTCTTCTTTCTTTTTAACCATGTCTCCTCCTAAAAGTTAAAGTCGTAAAATTTTCTTGGTTCATTTGCTAGTGTGTACTTATTACCACCAGTATCTTTCCATTCACCGCTCTTATGTTTGCGAATATAAAATGAATGATTGTTTTTGTTGGATGTAATATCCCATTTTTGTTTATGTTGATCGGCAAGGTGACCTGCAAAGCCACCATCAAACCATTCTTTTTTCCATTCAAGCTCTTTACAATCAAGAGCTCGGATAACTATTTTTTTGTCTGTTTTAATTTCAACCACCTCATATGGTTCGACGTCCGTGTAACCGTGTTTGTTAGCGTATTTTTCTGTAATCATTATCTTCTCCTATATTTGTTGTATTCATGATCTGTAGCCTGATCCCAAACCTGTATAAATTTATTTAACCAATCTTCTTGTTTATTAGTAAGAGAAGGGTGCCATCTCATTTCATCTGCACTTGTAAGAACACCTAATT